ACTAATACTCCAACTAATACTCCAACTAATACTCCAACTAATACCCCAACTAATACGCCGACTAATACTCCAACTAATACTGTAACACCAACAAATACAATAACGCCAACACCTACCCCAACACCAACAAATACAATAACACCAACTAATACTGTAACTCCAACAAATACACCAACTAATACACCGACTAATACTCCAACTAATACACCAACTAATACTGTAACACCAACAAATACAATAACTCCAACAAATACTCCTACACCAAGCCCAACTGAAACTCCAACATCTACGCCAACTAATACTCCAACAAACACTGTAACTCCAACAAATACTCCAACTGAAACACCAACAAATACTCCAACAAATACTCCAACAAATACTCCAACAAATACTCCAACAAATACTGTAACTAATACTCCAACAAATACTGTAACTCCAACAAATACTCCGACTCAAACGCCGACTCAAACGCCGACTAATACCCCAACAAATACCCCAACAAATACACCTACATCAACAGTTACCCCAACAAATACTGTAACACCAACAAATACGCCAACTGAAACACCAACAAATACGCCTACACCAACAAATACTCCAACAAATACTCCAACACCAACAGTTACACCAACGCCAACTGAAACACCAACAAATACCCCAACAAATACTCCAACAAATACTCCAACTCAAACGCCGACTCAAACGCCGACTAATACCCCAACAAATACTCCAACAAATACACCTACATCAACAGTTACCCCAACAAATACTGTAACACCAACAAATACGCCAACTGAAACACCAACAAATACTCCAACACCAACAGTTACACCAACGCCAACTGAAACACCAACAAATACCCCAACAAATACTCCAACAAATACTCCAACTGAAACACCAACAAATACTCCAACAAATACTCCAACAAATACTGAAACACCAACAAATACACCAACAAATACTCCAACAAATACTGAAACACCAACAAATACACCAACAAATACTGAAACACCAACAAATACGCCAACTGAAACACCAACAAATACACCTACACCAACAAATACTCCAACCCCAAATGAAACACCAACACCAACACCAACTGAAACTCCAACCCAAACACCAACTGAAACTCCAACAAATACACCAAGTGAAACTCCAACAAATACACCAACCCAAACACCAACACCAACTGAAACACCAACTGAAACTCCAACCCAAACACCAACTGAAACTCCAACAAATACGCCAAGTGAAACTCCAACAAATACACCAACCCAAACACCAACACCAACTGAAACACCAACAAATACGCCAACAAATGGGCTGACCCAAACACCAACAAATACTCCAACACCAACTGAAACCCCAACAAATACACCAACAAATACTACTACACCAACTGAAACACCAACGCCAACACCAACTGAAACATCAATACCTGTAGGTTTTTGTGCGGTAATAAACTATTGTTTATATGATACGGGCAATGTCTTATGGGACGATAACTACGTAAGAGTTGGTGCTTATGGTATTAATTTTTATTGGGTTGGTACATTAAATTCATTATTTATTTATTATGACACAACAAACACTCAATGGTGTTTATCGACCAGTTTAGGTGGTATTTGTTTATTATCAGGTAAATCACCTTGTTATAGTATTTGTCCTGATTTATGTGACGACAATTTACTTGCGGGTATTTGTCCTACACCAACGCCAACGCCTACATTACCGTGTGATGTTGACTTTACGGCATTATTTAATTGTGACTTTACTCCTACTCCAACGCAAACACCTACTCAGACCCCAACACCTACTCAGACACCTACTCAGACACCAATAAATGTATGTTCAAATGTTAGTGTTGATGCAACGATTAGTTCTATTACACCAACACCAACACCTACAGTAACAACCACACCAACACCTACACCCGCAATTGACAGACCGTGTGACTTTTTAGGAAACGTAACATTTAATACTGTTAATGACTTAATTAAATGTCCATCAAGTAAACAATTTCAAGATTGTTTTAATGGTAGTATGTATTATACAACAAGTGTCCTTGAGAACCCAACTCCAGGTCTTGATATAGAAATATATATGGTTTTTGAATCACTTGTTGATGGTGTGTCAAAATGTGTGAGTTATATTGGGGTAAACAACGATATCATAGGTATTAATCAAATGGATTTACTTACAGGTCCTTTTGGTTTTTCTAATTTAGGGGATTGTTTAAACTGTGTTATTACACCACCAACTCCTACACCAACAAAGACGCCTACACCAACACCAACTAACACTCCGACACCTACCTTAACATCAGGATTATCTCCAACTCTAACTCCAACTCCAACTCAAACTCCATGTTTAACTTATTATGTGTTTACAGATTGTACTAACAATAGTAACAATTCATCTAGTACCCTGCAGGTCGTAGTTCAAACTGTACCGGCAACACCAACAACTATTGTTGGGAATGTTTTACGTAACCCTACTACAGGGGTGTGTTGGAAATTTATTGGCTCTTCCTTATGTTCACCGGGACAATTTTCCCCAAATACAAATGTAATTACTTGGTCTGGTAATTACTTCACTGGTTTCTCAACATACCCTAGTTGTAATGCTTGTTCTGCGGCGGCAACACCAACAACAACAACAACAACAACTGTAACACCACAACCTTGTACCATGTCTTACACTCACACAAAAACCTATTGTTCTTGGACAACGGGTAATATAAAAGTTAATGGTGTTATAGTATATACGTTTCAATCTAGCTTAGCTGCCGGGGTCTATTCAAATACTTTTCCAGTTCAAACAGGTGATATGGTATCGGTTTATTTACAGGCAATGGTACCTTCATCATTTTGTACCGGATTTATTTCAATAGCTGGATTAAATTTTGGTCCTGTCAACACCTCTGTGAATTCTGTTGACACAAATAATGAAATAAACTATTCGGTTATTGTAAATGCTTCAGGAACTTCAGGAACTTCAGGTGTAAATTGCGGTACACCAATTATAATAACCTCAACTACTACACAAAATTAAGTAAATCAAAACTTTAAGGTAAAAAAAAATATCGTCTAAAAAGACGATATTCTATATTATCGGTTATTTACACGATATTACCAAAGTTTTTCTTGTCTCATATAACCTAATACACAAGTATAGGCGTCTGTTTGGTCAAAGTTTTCTTTCTTTAATGTATTGTTTCGAGTATACAACCACTGTATTTGTGGTTCTCTTTTAGCAACTTGTTCCCATATGATTTGTTTTTTATCACAGTCTTTTGGGAATCCCCCAAATAAAACAAACTTATTTTTGTTGTTTTCTCTAACTAATTCAGGGTAAGCAAACTTACGTGAATTATAGGTGGATATAAATTCAGGTACAATACCTAAAACATCATAAATTTCTTTAGTAATTAAGGTATTATATCTTAATAAAATACTAATAGTATAAACATTATTAGAATTTAATAATGGTTCTTCAATAATAACCTTAACAATACCTAAGTCTTTATATTCAATTAACTTATTTCTAAAAATATCACTCTTAAGTAATAATTCTTTAATTTTAGACTCTTCTTTTGGTTTTGGAACTGGTGATACGTGAGTTAATTCTAATAATTCTCTACTTTGTATATCAAATAATGCGACACCGATTGTTCGAGTTGATACATCAAGACCTAAGACTTTTGGACTTTCTTTTAATTTATTTCTAATCATTTTTTGTTCTATAAAAAAGTTTTAGTGATTATATCCAACCCTAAAATTAGAAATCAAATTTAACCAGGAACTGTTGAATCCCTTGTCTTAAAACAGGTGATTGCATCTTTGATATAATCATAAGATTCTTATCAGAATCGTAAAGACCAATATCAGTTATATATGAGTCAGTCCCTTGAGTCCATGTTGGGTTTGAAGTTGCTTGAAATTCAGCAACACCTAAATTAATTTTATACCTCATCTCATATATTGTAGCTTGAATATCCGTTTCTAACGAACCATAGAAATAATATTCGTCCCCAAAATTTAAAGATGGTGTAGTGCTTCCAACAGGGGTTAGAGGTATATATGTATTTAAATCGTAATAAGGTGCATTATCATAGTCATCTTGAGTAATAGTAAATGTATTACCTGTTATACCGTTCTGAGTAATATACCCTCCAACGGTTGTTGCACTTAATTGTGATGTTACATCGATTATTTTCCACTCGGACGAATCAGGTCTAATATCACCAATAACTTTTTGACATATAATTTCAAATTTATCACCGTAAAATCCTTGTGGCGTATAACAAACAGATGGACATAATGTTGTTGTAGTTGTAGTTGTTGTAGTTGTTGGTGTATAATCTGGTTGATTTAAACAACCAAACTCCGGACCAAACCTAATTGACACGTTTTGCGACGCACTTGGTATACAAGTTAAATTTGGACCTTGTATTCTAGTATAATAGTTACAATGTAATGAATTAGTAAAATTAATCGTATTACTAATTCTATAAGTCACATACATATACTCAGTATCACCTGTTAACACACCAATATATGAAGTATTATCAGTACCACATGTATTTGGAGCAACTAAAGTAAGTTTTGGTGAAGGTAGAGTCCAATTACGATTTGATTTATAAGACATAGCGGCAATAATTTCTTCATCATCAATCACTATAATTTTTTGGTCAGGGAAAACTTTACCAACTCTACTTGGGAACCCATCATCATTTGTATTAGTATCCCATAATTGGTAGTATCTCATACCAGGGTTATTCATATCCGCATTCTTAGTAGATTTCAAGTATTGTACTTGAAATAAATTTAATCCGTCATACCCTGGAGGGTCAACCCAAAAAGTTTCACCTAAACAACATTCAGGATTTTTATGCCACATAAGCCATGGAATATGTAGTCTAAAGTTTCTTGCTTGCCCAATAGTATTAGCAGGTGCCGTAGGGTCATAAGGTTCTAATGCAAATTTTTCACCATAAAAGAAATCAATACTTTGATTTGTATAGTGAATAATGGCGATAGATTTTTGGTCTTTTGGTTGTACAGTAACTTTTTCATCGAAAGAGTTGTAGTAGTATACTGAACTGCTGTCAGTCTGCCCACTATTCGACATATAACCCAAATATTCTTTTGACCCGATATATGTCGCTGAACCAAAATCCGCAAATCCTTCATTTATTGTCGGAATTAACCCCGCAGGATTTTCCGACCATGGAATATTCATATTCCAAATTTTAACATCAAACTCATCTGTATAACAAACAGACTCAAAATTAATAACATCCTCATTCCAATGTTTACATGGTGTTAGTGTATCATAAAGTGATGTCATATTTGGCGGATATACAATAGTTCTCGCATAACAAACATTTGAACTTCCTGAAAAATTAGGCGTTGGCCTATCTAATGTGTAAACACCTAAACAAATATCGACAATTTTATATGTCATCATTGGGTAACAACTACTCATATCCATAAGACATTCTGGTTCCACAACAGGGTCACAATTTGGTGTCGGTGTTATTGGACAAAATGTTGGTGACGGAGTTGGTGTTGGTGGTAAGATACAAGGGTCATATGATGGGGTTGGAGTTGGGGTTGGTGAAGGTGTTGGGCTTGGCGTTGGGTAAGTACTACAGGCACAATTGTGGTCACCATTACCATCATAATAGATTGTTAATAAATCACCTATAGCAGGCATTCTAACAATATTGGTGTTACAACCTGAATAAATTAACATAATCGTGGTACCGCCAGTTAATACTGACATATCAACAACATAATTAGAATTAATAACATGAGAACTATTTGTAATTGCACTCCAATTAATTGTTGTCGCACTAAGGTCTCCCGTAAAAAATCCTCTCATTGCCGCTCGGTTATATACAGGAGAAACCACAGGTTCTGAATAAGGAATACCATAAGTATTACCTGTTACACCATCAACATAATAAGGATATTTTACATATTGTTTATTTGATTGTGTTGGTGCTGAATTTTGTGAATTAAAATTAGGTTCAAATATGTTTGTATTAGCTTGATTATATGAACTTGGTAAAGAGTTATATGAAACTTCTCCGTCACCAATTTGAAAATACTCGATGTTAAAATTACCTTGAGATAATTTTTGTCTTCCAGTGTCTGTTAATCTAGTATTAATTAATCCCGATGTATTTTTTAATATATAAGTCATGTTTATAAATATCCTTAATTTTTATTTTATTATACCGCTTTACTTGGCATAATTAACGTACAACAACTACATCCATTAATAACCCCATTTACTGCAAAAAATGTGTCACCGAAATCCGCAAAGAAACAATGAGGTACTGGTTGTATTTTAGTCATAGTTGTTGTGGTATTAATAACCATGGTATCACCATTTGTCATTGATACCGAAATCCAGTTATCAGTTTGGATTGTATTATATTGTGACGCCGATTGACAACCGGCACCTGATTGTGTGGAAGTATTACTTGATGACGGGGTTGAAGTTATTGGTATTACTGTTGAATTTTTAGTTAAAACACTATTAGTCACAATAGTTGCATCAGTTGAGGCAGGCCCTCTACCAAGCACATTTATGTGTTGTGCATCAAACGTAATTGTTGTTCCAACAGGGATTGGTGGTGAAACATTTACGGTAGCAGTAAATTGTTTTGTTAAAGTTGTGTTATTGTTTACCGTTGTAATACTTAATGGTGACAAACTAAGAGTATATGTTGTTGTTCCAATAAAATTATTTAAGGTAGCCGTAGAAACAGTACTTAAATTATTTAACGAATCCTTAATTTGTAAACTATAAGTTCCAGGACATTTTCCTGTGAAGAGCCCTGAATTACTAGTGAATGTCACTCCATTATCAACTGAGTACTGATATGGTGGTGTTCCATTAGAAGCCGTTATAATTATATTACCATCACATATACAAGTTGGTTGAGTAAGTGAATATGTAAATGACGGGTTACTTGGTAACGGTAAACAAGGACCTTGATTTGATACAACAGTTCCTAACGCTCCATTTATATACCATCCCGTTAAAGGTGGATATGGTGAGGGTGATAGTATTATATAATTAGGACTTGTTGCTTGCGGAATTACACTCCATGCATGGTATAGTGTAACCCAAACAATTTGGTATACTGAGTCATCTGATATCCATGATTGATAACCATTACTATATAGACCATTATATATACCATTAGGATTAAAATGTATTTGATAATTACTTGGTTGTTTATACACTGTTAAACAAATATCATAGACTAATACAGGAGCAACCGTTGTTGTGGTTGTAGTTGTAGGTGTTATAGGTGCGGTTAACACACATGTTGTAGTTGCCGTATAATCAGGACCACTCCCTGACCAAGAATAGTCAGTAACTATTGCCGTATAACTACCAGCACCTAAATTATTAATTGCCGGAGATATATTACCATTACTCCAAGCAACTATGTATGGTGGTGTTCCGCCTATTATAGATATAGATAAGCTTCCATCAGTCGCATTTTGTGATGACGGATTGTTAACTAAACACTCAACGGTCATTGGAAATATTGTAATTACATCACATTCGTTTTTTTGTTGAAGTAAAGATGTCGTGTTAGTCATTGTTATTTATACTATAAATAATCAGATTATTGTTTTTTTACTATAGATTTCATAACATCTATATATTTTTTTGTAGAACTATGTTCTTCAACATAATCAAAATATTCAAAATTTTCCGTTAACTTAATTAATGGATTAACATTAATAAAATCACCTTTATAAAATTTAGTTGTTTTCATATCTGAAGTTACTCCTGCCATATGAAGTATTGGTCTTTGTTCGTAAATAGAAATTGAGTCGGTTGCCCATGAAAAATCTAAATCTTTAACTACTTTAGTTTCTTTTCCAAAATACCATAAGTTCCATAATAAAGACCACATTTCTGCAGTCCAAAATTGTATTTCACCTTGGTTTATTGGGAAACGTTTTTGGTAATCCATCATTTGGTCATATAGTGGCGCACAATCCATATAGATTTTTTCCCAAATCATCCAATCTGTTTTTTTAATCAAATATTGACCACCGCCTGAATTATTTTCATTACATTCAACACATTCGGTCGTAACACCAATAACATCAACCATTTCTTGTAGTAATTGCCCTTGTTTAGATTGTGGGTGATGAGATTCATATCTTTTACAACAATCCATAATGTAATTAAATCCAATATAACCAACAGTATCTGAAAGATATAAAACATCATCCTCCATTAATGTTTTAAAATCAGGTAATTCTCTAAAAATTATATCAGCATCATGTAAGAAAAAACATTCTCCGTGTTGAGGGAATTTCTTTAACCATTTATGAATTAAAAATGGCTTAATATTTGGAATATAATGTTTTTGTTCTCTGTCATCTAAATAATGATGGATATTAATTCCCAATTCTTTTAATTTTAACGAATCTGAAGTTGGTTCGGTATTTGGTGTTACTATACCAAAAATAACATGTATTTGGTTTGGTAAAATACCTTTTTCTATAAAATTTTCAACGTACACCCTAACTTGCCAATAAAAATATGGTACATCAGGTTGGGCACATACAAATCTTAAATTTTTATCCATTTTATGTTTTAAAATAAATATAATTAATCATCCATCTTAATAAATGGTGTTTTGGTAGATATTTATACTATATGAAACTACTAAAAACAATATCAAAATTGGTTTCTGAATCTAAAGATGCGTATGAGGTTGCCTGTGAAAAAGGTGTCCCTGAAAAAGAACTAGACAGATTAGAAAAAAACTATCATGAATCCCTAAAACTTATGAGACTTTATGGTGGTTTAGGTAAAAAAGACCCAATTGATTAATTACCAGTAAACTAATTGAGTTTGTCATATATTAACATGTATAATTACTTAGAACTTGTCCTGAACCATTTACTTGTGCAACATTTCTCAATCCAGTTATTGGGCAATCATCTGATAAAAACAATCTACCCCATCCACCACCTGAAAGACCATAATTAGTGCCAACAAATGGTATTGTTAAAGCATTATCCTGATATATTACAATTCCAGGAGCTATTGTCGATGTTGCTGTGTATAAATTTGCCACACAACCAGTGGCTATACAGGGAGTAATATCAGATGATGTGTAGGTATCAAGATTAGTAAACCAAGTATAGGATACTATAGGTAAGTTTAAGTTAGTATTACAACAACTTGGTACTTGAGACGCTCCTAAAATGTATAATCCTGAGTCATTAAATAATGTTTGTGTGTATGGAAAGTTAACATTAACCTTATATATTTGACCACCATTGTTATAAACATATATTTTACCACTATCGATAAATATACCATACGGTTGAGGTGTGGTTGACGTAATATCAACCTCAACTTCAAAAGTACCTGACGGATAACTATATTGGGTTAGATATGCAAGATATAGACCTGAGGTAGTTGAATTAGTAACTAATATTTTATTTGTTGTTGTTAATATAATATCACCCGAAACCTCCCTACCAGGCAGTAGTGTTCCAATTACAGTTGAAACTGCGGTACTTGTGGTAATATCTAAAGTAATTATTTGATTAGGTGATACTGAAACGTTTGTTGAGATTAACTTAGAGTTGCTAATGGCACCTAAACCATGTCCTAAAGAAACACCTGAAGGGTATGCAATGTTTCTGTTGAACGTTTTTGACCAAGGGTTTAATGTTATGTTATATTCTTTAATTATCGACCCATCATACAACCATAGTTTAGTTGTTGTATGCGCAATATTTGGTGAAGATACAGAAAAATTACCTAAAGATACGTTAGTATTTGATGATGGAAAATAGGCGGATACGTAACCACCATTATTAGTTAATACAGAACATATTGGTATTATCGGTAAAGGTGTTGGAGTTGGTGTTTTTGTTGGTGTAGGTGTTGGCGTATTTGCTGGAGTTGAGGTATTTGTTGGTGTTGGACTTAACCCAAGTGTGACTGTTGGTGTCGGAGTGTTAGTTGGCGTTGGTGTTTGTGTCGGTGTTGGTGTTGGACTAGGACAACTAACGCACGAGATATCATAATATATTTTCATGTTAATAATAACTTGAGCGTCCGATAAAGAAACTAACGAGTCACAATCAGTTAAAATTTGAATAGTGTTTGTTAGAGGATTAATATCCACACTTGCAATACCATCAAATTGCAATAATAACCCCGTAATTGTGTCATAAAATTGATTATCTGCAGGATATTCGTTTAATGTTGTACCAGCATAAAATTGTTGAGTTAAAACATCACCACTAACACTCACAATCGCTTCAAAAATTGCTTCATTTAACACACAATTTATATCATTAAATGTTAAATCATAAAAACCTTCATTTAACATTTGTTTAGGCCCCGTTTTAATTGCATTTGGTGAATTGATAAAATCAGTATCACATATTGTATATGTCTGATAGGATGCCACACTATTTGTACCCGTAATAATAACACTTGATATTGTAGAACACCCATTAAAATCTATAACTGTAAGTGAATACGTGCCAGCAGATAAACTATTAATCGTATCCCCTGTTTGTCCATTTACGTTATTACTCCAATTTAAAGTAAATGGTGGTAAACCATTAGTTATGTATGCGGTGATAGTACCATCAGAACCATTTACTGTATTTGTTGCATTTAATATAAAATTAGGATTTGAGGATGGGGCAACTAATACAGAATTAGTTTGTTGACACCCACTAAAGTCTGTAACACTAGCCGTATATGTTCCTGAGGCCAGATTACTAAATGTATAAGCACTTAAAGGCGAAACCAAACTTAACCCATTTATTGAGTAAGTATAAGGCCCTGTACTACCTGAAATTGCTAAATTAATAGCTCCATTAGTAAAACTACAAGTTGTTCCTGTACTTGTTGTCGTCAAATTAAATTGAACAGTATTATTGATAGTATAAGCACTGGTAAAGGTACAGACACCATCATTAATTGTTAAATTATAGGTACCTCCTGAAAGTCCCGTAAATTGCCAATTTTGATTTGATGTACTTAAAATATCATGATGTCCATCAGGATATTGTAAGTCATAGGTGTAATTACCACTACCACCAAATAATTGAATTGGGTTTAAAGACCCCCCGTTATTGTTACAGTTTGAATTATTAACACCAATACCAACAATACTAAATCCTCCTGGAGGTAATAATGTTGTACTTGCAACAAAATTACATAAACCAGCATCCGTCACTTGTACTGTAAAAACACCTGAAGCTAAATTTGTAAAAGTGTAAGTTTGGTCAAATGTAATATAAACAGTCCCATTTGAACCTGAAAAATAATATGGCGCGGTTCCACCTGTTACCGTAACCGTAATTTCTCCGTTAGACGCAAAACAAGTTGGGCTAATTGAGGTAAAAGCCCCTAACCCAACTAATGGCACTTGTAATACCGTTACCGATTTAGAAATAGTACATCCATTACCATCAGTAACAATAACACCGTAAGTCGAGGCACTTAAACCGCTAATTGATGAGTTTGTTTCTCCGTTTGACCATAAATAAGTGTATGGTGGTGTACCTGTCAATCCTGTAATAAATATTTTACCTGAATTTACTGCACACCCCGCATCATTAACAACATAAAATCCGTAGTCAAATGTTTCCGCACTTTGAACAATACATGTTTCTGACTTACCTGAACATCCACCACCGTCATCACCTATAACATAATAAATTCCAGGACTTAACATATTATCAAATGCAAAAGTATTTGTTACTGATGACGCCGACGTAATATAACCATTAATTGTATCGTAAAGGTAGAATTGACTTATACCATAAAGATTTTGGGTTGATGCGGTAAGGCTACCGTTATTTTGACCACAAGTAGCATTAGTATGAGAATCAATACTTACACACGTTCCACTTGATATATATACATTTACGGGGACAACCGTTAATGTTGGTATACATGAATCAATAATATTAAATGTGTAAGTCCCCGCAGATAATGATGTAACCTCATATTGTGTAATACCAGCACCTAACGCTATAGTTCCTAAAGAAGATGGATTAATCCACTGAATTGAATAATCAGGAGCACTACCATTAATATTTATATTAAATGCTCCAACATTAGTATTTGAACAATCACCAGTTATGGCCGAGGTGTATAATAAAGTACAAGACATTAATTACATAAAATATTAAAGTTTATTCCAACATTTAGTTTAAAGTTATCACCAAAGGCTGAAGTGGAGCAAATTGAATTATAAATAACTACAGTATCGGTAGTTGTTAAATAATAGTCATATCCGTAAATTGTTAAATCATTTAACGCTATTAATAATGCGGAATCCCAATCATTTGGTTGTGGTGAGCTTAAACTTATATTTGTATAACCAATTCCATCAAAAAATGGGTATTGAATAACAGTTGAGTCATTAATTTTTATTTCTACAAACCAATTAGTTGTTAAAGTATTTAATAAACAGTCATTTAAGGTATAACCATTAGCAGTAAGATAGTTATTAAGTGCTTGACCTAAAACCGCATTAAAACTATTAATAGTAGAACTTCCATACCAAGGATACACACCACATTCAACTGATTGTATATTACAATCATATCGATATATGTTTGAGGTTAATGAACATGGTTTACATGGTACTGGTATAAATTTACAACACTCTTGTCTTCTCCAAACAAATTTTTGTCTATGAAATATTGAATTTTCATACTTAACACCAGTGTTCCAAATAGTTGTTGCAGGAATCATTTGTTCAACAAGTCTAATCCAATAATCACCCATACCATTCACGTAGTCAATCATTGTTTGATATGTGAAATTATCGTTAGGTATATTTATTGTCTGTTGAGACTCTAAATACTTCCAAAAAATAGAAGATAAAGTTGGATAACCACTTGTTTTACCATCTGTGGCATATTGTCTATTTCTAACATTGATAGTATTTTGCCAAAATGTTTGAGCAAACTCAAAGAATGTTTTTCTTTTTGGTTGTGGGTTGATTTCAGTCCAATCCACACCACCTCTTTGTGGATACTCGATATTTGGGTGTGGGTTACAATAAGTTGGTGCTACATAATTTAAACCTTGATTTGGGATTGGGTAATTATATTGTCTAGACATGTACCATACGTCATATACGATACCTTGAGCAGGATTCAAAAATAAATCAACATTTTTAACATTTAATACTAATCTTTCATCATCGACAAAATAACGAGCATTAATCCCTCCATCTAAATTACTTCTTATTCCAACTTCATTATCAGTCCAACTTTTATTATTATCAGGAACTGCACTCAAATTATAACCTAATGTCATAAATGGGAAGTCCCTAAATCTATTAAGATATTCTTGACCGTATGAATAAGGTATTAAAGTTGTTTGATAATTAGGGTTAGAGCCTGTGAATACACTATTATTTAAATCAACTTGTTCAGGAGCTCTGTGTTTTGGTGTTTGTTCAAACCAACCGCTACCTATCTGAAAAAAGTAATTTTCAGTGTCGATAGGTGCTTGTGGATATCCATAAAAATCCATAGGGTATTCTCCTCGGTTAATATTAACATCCTGAATTGTTGTTTGAGTCGTAAAACCTGTATAGGTAACTCCCATAATGTTAAAGGTATTACCTTGTTCATAAGTTGGTAACTCTTGAATGTATGTCCCACCAGAAATATTATAGAATTGTGTGTCAAATTGTTCTAAATTAATTTTTTGGTCAGCAACATAAACATATTCATTAAATTCAACTAAGGCTTCAGGAGCACCAACCAATCTCATTAAAACTTCAATTGATTTTCTTGTTCCTTTAGATTTAAATAAGTAAGCAGAATTTAATACTAAATTTCTGTAATACTGATAATTTAATTCATCGGGCGTTTGTTTTTGTGACGTTCCAGTAAATTGTGAATTGTCTTTATTTTTTTGACCAAACACAGAACCTAAAAAATCATCCTCGGTTATTGGTGAAATGTTAATTCCCCAACCTAATGTTTGTGCTAAATTTTTTAATAATTGTGACGGTATATCATTACCAACATTATAATTAACCGAAGTCATAAATGCTAAAGCGTCTATGAATTTTTTAGTTTCATCAAAACTTCTACCATAAATTTGTAGAACTTTTTCCATTTTTTGAGTTACAGTATCAAATTCTTTAAATGAACCTGTAATTAAAAATCTTGAGACTAAATTTGTTGTATAAATGTCAAAATACTCACTAACTTCATTTAATTGTATTAAATAATTTTCAAATGATTTGGTTATAATATCAATATTCCACTCACCATACAATGGCCATGTAATTGGTTGATTTGAGGTGTAATATGTACCATCTTCAGATTCTCTTGGTACTTGGAATGTTGCGGTATAAATTGGTGTTACACTTCTATTTAATAAGAAATTTTCAACTTCATCTAAATCTTCATTAAATATTTTAGTAACCTCATAGTCGTTAGGCCGAATAACAAAACTATAATATACAATACTTTGTCCTGAAAAAGGGTTTCCACTAACGGATATTTGTAATATTCCACTAGAAGTATTGGTTGTTGGTGTTAAAGATTTAACATCATATCCAACCCCATTGACGTATAAGGAATACTTAGCATATTGGATTGTCATATCTCTTAATGGAGATACACTAATTTCTTTTAATTCTAAATTTCTTGTTGAGTTAACCGAAAAGTCAATATCAAATGGATTTCTTAATTTTGAAACGTCCAAATCAAAAACGGTCTCATCGTAAACCGAATTAAATAAAATGTTAGTTGCGGTTGCACCTGTCACATAATTAGTCCCCATGAATGTCGACTCTAATGCTGCAGGGAACTTACTAATAATGGTTTCAACCGAAACTGAAATACGTTTAACCATCGACCCATATAATGTGAAGTTGGTAATTTGACTCATGTCAAAATTAGGATAAACCTTAAAGTTATTTTCAAAAATAGATTTAGATTGTACCACACCACTAACCCCCATACTATCTAAACTGATAGGGTCTGAGAAATTACCCGTATTAAAGGTTCTATTTGTTTTTTCATTAATAGAACTAACAAATTCAAAATTCCCTTGCGTTAAACCTCCACCAGTAACTAATTGGAATCCAACTAAATTATCGGAAAAGGTACCAGCTCCTGAAGCGGACTGAGGTGGGCAAGTATATTTTGTAACGGCCATTATTGCGTTATATTTGTAAAGTTTTTACTGAAGTCAATATTATTTCCCCTATCTTGTCTAACCTCATAAAGTAATTCATTAAATTGGTCTCTAATTTCATATAAATTGTATTGTCTGTATATGTTATTTTGAGTATCGTATAATGTGTAGATACCGTCATCCATAGACTTAGTTTGATTACCAAACAATGCAATTGCCAATGTTGAAAAATCGTGTTCGGCAATTTCAATATCCAATGTTATTGGATTAAAGAAAGTATTTGTAATAATGATATCTTGGTCAGGTTGCCCAATATACGGTGTTGCATTTGGCTTATTAGTAGGTGATGATGATGGTGAAACAGTACAAAAAATTAAATTTGTATTATTATTAGTATATCTATATCTAATAGCTTTTTGAGAAGTATTAGTTAAGTTTTGAACAACTGGTTCACAAAAAAATGATGAAGTTATTAATCTAAAAAAATTAGGTACTTTAGTTCCGTCAGAATTTAAATATTCTATTCTAAAACCAACCAATCCTTGATTAACAAATTTATTTCTAAACTGAGTTGGCACATCATTTAAATCAATAATTAACCCTTTGACATTTGGTAATGCCGATAGAACACCACAATCCAAGATTCTTGTTCTTATTTGGGCCGGTCTAACCATTAAGGTATAGATACCAATTTTATTAAATTGGTCTGAAGGTAACCTTAAATTATATAAACCACCCAATATTTCAATATTAGGGTTACCACCAGTATCATTGTTATTAAAGTATGGTCTTAAGATTGATGTCGCATTTAACTTAGTTAAGATAAAATTATCTGTTTCATCCCTTGATGGTGTGTAATTTAAGATGATTTCCACATCTTCGGGAGAGACATCCGCTGGTCTAATTGTACCGTACGTTCCTGTTGCCATTTTTAATTATTTATTAATATTTTATTATTTTTTTTTCTATCCCACATTTACTACAAATTTTCATAACAATAAATATCCATATTATATTTTTATTATATCAAAAAAACCATATCCGTATTTTTCAAGGTCACCTATATTATCAATTTCCCCCAATCTTTCAATTCGTTCCAAACCAGATAGTTTACCTCGTTCAACAAAAACATTACTTTGAACTTCAGCTTCATCAATTACATTTATCAATACCTCATTTTTTGTAATTGCAGAACAAATTAACATATCTTGAGTTAATCCCGAAGACTCAACCGCAAATACTGTAGTACCATCACTATAATCATAGTAATTCATTCCATTAATTGTATATGCAGTGTATGGTTCTGTTGGGTGTGGTCCCCAATACGTTCCAATGTTTCCCGATGTACCAGTTATTTGAACCCCTACATTATATTTTCCACCAAACAAAGTATATTTATTTCCATACACTTCTAAATCGCTAACAGAAGATTTAGTGTACCCTGTAACAATAAAAGGGACTGTGGTAAAATTTGTAATGTCCATTATTTGCGCATCACAACTAGCATCACCACTAAAAATGTAATCATAATTAAACATAGTCCCACTCCAACTACCACCCGCAGGTGTAAAATAAGCGGTACCATTAGGATTAGTTATTACAATGTTAGTAAATGGAACTTCAACTGTTTTTTTAACAATATTTGAACCCCATGGACTCATTCCTGACATAATAATAGTAAATTCCCCAATTGTTGAGTAAGTGTGTTGGTAATAATTTGGCGCGTTTGTTGTTATTGTTTGTATTGGCGTTCCGTCACCCCAATCAACATAATAATTTGAAAATTCTAAATATTTTTTAAACTCGGTATCGGAAGTATTATAAAAATAATATACGTTAGGGAATGTTGTTGTCGCAGAAAACAAAAAATTAGTCATAGTTTCCTGTTGTAACACCATTCCATCAAAAACTGAATAATACCCCAAATCAACCGTATTCTCAGTTAACATAATTGGAACCGTAAGTCCTGTTAAGATTGAATCCCCGTTGGTTCCACCTGATAAAATTTCAGTCATGGATGAATACACATATGTATGTCCTGTCACATATTTTGTAACTTGCTGGGTATATATATCACAACAAAAGGGTATCTCAATATCTTCGGTATAAGGTGAGTATATATTAACCTTGAAGATATCGTTTTTAATGACTTCTGGAGATATTTTTATATAATAAATTCTATTATCCATATTATGGGTTTACATATTCATACCATTTTATGGGGGTTCCCTCACCAACTCTAAGTCCGTTAGAAATGTTAAAAATTCTATATGTTTGATTAACAGAATTTAAAACAACTTTATAATAAAACTTATCTTCACCATTAAATAAAAAAACATTAGGTAACGTGGATTGTGGTACTGTCATCATTTTAACAAATACACCTAATCTGGCATCAAAAAATTTTGCGGACATATAAAACGTACTAATATCAATAAATTCTTTTTTTCTCAACCAATAAAAAAAAAATCCTTCTTTGTCCCCAACATAATCTAAAAATTGTGAAGGTATTTTAATATCAACGTTTGGTTTTATGGGCGAAATACTAACACTTTCAGTAAGACCCTGTTGAACGGGTAAAATCACAGTAAAATAATTAGTTTGATTTGTACCACTATTACTATCATAAAAATCTAACTTAAAAAATGATTTGGTAAAAGGTTTTGCATAATAATAAACTTCTGTCGCTGAAAACCCTTCAGGTAAATAACTACATACCCAATTTGCAATTGTTGAGGTTCCAACAGTATTTGGGTTACCGTTATAGAAATTAAATTCATAATTTATTTTAGTATCTTCAAAAGAATTCCCAAATCTGTAAGTATCGTGGGCAAATCTTAAAATCTCAAAATCATCAGGAACTCCTATGATATCTTCAACAACTTCTTCTTGGAAGATATCAATACTATCGTCTCTACCATAGAAATCCCATTTAAGTTCTATTGGCAAATTAATATATTTATCCGTTGTCGGTAATATAAATTTATATTTGTTACTCACATCCATCGATAATAGGGTCAGTTGTTAATCCTTCTATACCATAATTACTTCCTTCCGGAATTATTCTAAAAATATTATAATTATAAGGGTAATGGGTACCATTAATAAATGGGTAATTAACCCCAATACCATTATTAATAAAACCATATTGGTATATATCTCTCCAAATAAATGAATCGGTTTTTTGCGAATAAAACGCATAGTCAGGGATACCCTCAGTTAATTGTTTACTACCCGTTTCAATATAATCAGAATAATCCCTAATCTTTATTGGGTAATGAGGTTGATAATAATACCCAAACATGTTTGAGGGTGATTGTTGTGGTTCTGTCACACTTAATACAAATGGGTTAAATCTGTACTTATGATATAATTTTGAGATAACTCTTTCTTTTTGTTCCGATTCATTCCACTCACACAAATCCCCATCTAAAATATCATTTTGTTTTAACGATTCAATATAGGTAAATGGTATTGGCCCTGAATTAGGCCCTAAACCAGCACCAAGTGGTGTGTTATAAAAACCAACAGGAAATGTTGTGTCGGATAAACTGTTTAGGTTCTCCCACCAAGAACTAGGTTGATTGTTTGCGGGGTCAACCGGTAAATTAAATTCATAACCTTGTTTAAGTCCTAAATAATCATTTGGATTTTTTTTAGTACCAAACATTAATCCAAAATAACCTTTCCAAATGACAGTGAAAAATAACTCACTTATAGGTCGTTTTTGATTATCTCTAATAGGATTAATATTTATGTCTTTATTAAAAGATAGTGTATATGATTGCGAGCCTTCTTTAGTTGAAACCCTAGCAACTCGATTTGGCGTAAATCCACTACTTTCAAATTTCTTTTTATTACCAAAAATATTTTGGTCAAATCCTGCGTTAACTAATACCGCGTCTTGCGAGTTAGTTAATAATTTATGTCTTCTAACATAATATTGTGAGGTAGTATCATTAGGATTTTCAATATCAATAATTCTTTTAAAAAAACCTTTTTTATTATTAACAAAAACAGCACCAGTAAACCCAACGTTATATATATTGAATATGTATTCTTCACTCCCCGATTTTTGGTCTCCTAATGAATATACTTGAAATGTGTCAATTCCAATGTAACTGAAGTTAAGTTTTACGTGCTCACCAATAGATAAACCATGTTTTACCGGACATCTAAATGACACTAAATTTTGTCCATTAAATGTTGTGTTATTAATTATAAATGGTATTCCTCCACCAGAAATCCATTGTAATAATTGTCCACTTTTTTGGTCAATAGCCTCTAATCGTTTTGTAAAATCATTATCATAAGCATAACTAACAAAAAAATTCCAATTATAACTTGAGGCACTTTTAGGTATAAAAGTAATATGATTATTGGGTGGTTGAGTATATCCTGGAACATTATAATCTGTACGAACAAAGTCAAACTCATTATATTGTGGAAACCCTGACCAAAGAACAGTTTGTGGGTTATACCCACATTGTAGTTTAGCCGCCGCAACAGCGTTAACATAATATAAATTATTTTCTAATGGTACGTAATTAGTTGACCCACTATAAGAATTGTTAAATAATAATGAGAACTTGCATGCAGGTCTAAATGTGTCGGATTTTTGTCTTTCATCATCAAAAACTTGTTGTAAGTCAATATTAATATTCCTATCAAATTCAATATTCTCTTTATTAGTTTGAACTAAAGGTACATTAAACATTAGATTTGTGTCAGGTGCCGACTTGTACCTTAATGACCCTAAAACTACTCGAGTATCTATTCTATTCCCCATATTACGCAGTTATATTATTAGTATCGACCCATTTAATCACAAATCTATCAAATGCGGTACCACCTCTCTTCAAACCAAAATAGAAATAGAAAGGAGCTCCTGTGTTTATTACTCTACCTTTAGGGGTGTTTTGGTCTTGAGTGATAATATCCGCACTATATATAAACCCTACTGCGGTAAATGCCCCTCCAACAAAATTTTGCGGAGTATCAATAAGATAAGTACCTGAACCACCCGCAACAGTACTTGGTAATGCTACAGTTAATTGACTTATTATCGTAGTATTTGGAATAATCCCTGCGGCACTTAATACAAACCCTTCTTGTAAAAGTTGTGGAATGGGAGAATAAACTGTTAAAACATTACCAAAAATACTACAAACACCTGTAACGGTCCTTGCATCAACACTATATAGATAACCCTTAAAGTACTTAGTCATTGCGGTAGAATTAGTTCTAAAATATCTTGACGCTGATTCTATTCTATCTAAACTTTGATATTTCTTAGTAAAGAAACTAGTTGTAGATAACGGGTCAGTCATCCACCCATTAACTTGACTACCAAAAATACTATCGTTTGAACCAACTTTATTTGCCCTAACTTCCCATTGATAAAATGGAACGTCTTGGGAAGAAACTTCAATATTACTAAACGCACACACATTAGTTGCCGGAACAGTATCGTCAATAATTGTCCTTTTTGGGCTAATTAAATCTCTTAGTCTTGTATCTGATTGGTAGAATATTCCAAATACTTGGTCATCATCCGAAAGCGTATTAATATAAATAGAATCTTGTCCAGGTCTGTCGGGGTAATTTGCCGATTGAAATGGTGCAACTCCAAGTTCTGAATTAATTGAAATCGACTGAGCGTAATCCCCATCAACCATATTTTTAACTCTACTAAAATATGAGAACACATTTCCTCCACCAATTAATAGTTGTAAGAAACTTGAATTAGCCAACCTAGTAATTACGAACAAATTTAATAATTCAGTAACATCTGAGAAAGTAGTTGATTTTAATTTATTAGCAACATATCCATCATATTTATCTGACATTACAATATCTTGTAAATAATCATTTCTTGGGCCTAAATCCATAATGGTCGTTGGGTATAATAAATTATACATATTTCCACCATACCCCCCAAATAATGCCGAAGTAAAAGTATTTGGTGTTGCTCTATTTTGTCCAATAAAGTCAATTCGGTCCCATGGGCTACTTCTATAATAAAAATTGTTAGTATTATTATGTAATATAACCACATCATCACAATAAGAATATCTTGCTTGATTTGGATTTGGTGATGATGGAGATGTAAATGTGACATCATTATTAAAATTAAATGCGTATAAAGTACCATTAATCCAATTATTTGTGAACAGATGCCCCCACACGTTTCGACATGCGGCAAATGTTATTAATAAACGACTAACCCACTCGGTTAATAATTTAAAGTCTGAGACTAATGATAAAAAAATTGTAGTTATAAAAGTATAACATCCCTTCGTCACCAGTTTCTTGTTCCAAAAGGTATACCCACAAGGCCCTGTATAATCAACAACTAACTCACCATTAACCTCTTTATAACAGTCTAAATTAATCATCGCCCCACAGTTGAATGAGTCAATAACAGAACTAATAATTTGAGGTTCCGTCTCACCATCACTTAATGAGTCCGCAGTATTACCCGTTATACTTCCCGATTGTCCACCACCAACACCTTGAGCTTGCACTGAAGTACCATCATCACTAATCGAATATACTGAGAAATTAACATTGGTATGTAATGCAAAACTATTATTTAAATTATTTTGTAATGTAGTAGATGTAGGTAATCTATCTGACCTCATTATTATTTTTCGACTACCACCCAAATTATATGACATGTTAGCAATAGGGTATTTTGGTGCATAATAATATGATTTATAGTCGTAGGTTCCAGCCATAGTTGTCGTTACGTTAAGTGCACATACAAAAGTTTGACAATACATTCCAGACCCTCCTTCAATAATTTCATTATCGTAATATCCACGACTTACAGTGTTGGGATAATTAATGTTGGGGGGATAATAAGGGTTTATGGGTGCGAGGTAGTTATGTGTATTTGAGTCTACTAAACCTGGTTGTGAATTAAATTCTCTAGCAAAGTAATTAATGTTACCATCAACATTAACACCGTAAGTTATATCAGAATTAAATCCAGTATCTAAATTAGGAGTACCAACTTGAGGTGTGAACGACATACTACCATTATCTAATGAAGAATAGTAAGTTTGTAAATTAGAATTAAATCCACTAAAAGCCGCGGGGCCAGTCGGACTCGGTTGATAATGGAAGGAATCAAAATATAATTTTTGACCACTATAAGTATCGGTATCAAAATTATTTGTTAAATTATGTCTAACATTTTTAAAACCAGGTTTAATTGGTTGATTTAAATGATATTTAGGTGCCCCACCAACACCACTAGTCACTTTTACTCGACCAGTAAAACCGTAGGTATTATAAGTCACAACATCACCATACAAAACACTGAGGTCGTATTCACAATTACTTCTTGTAGAATACGGGTCAACCCCTCTAACTAAAAAAACAACAATTTGTTCATTAAATTGAGGGAAATAAGTACTAGGTTTTAATATTTGAAATGCGGTGGGATAATTAATATTTAACTCATTTATCCAATAAAATGAACTAAAAGTTTTACCAAAAATTCTATTGAATTTCATATGGTTATCAATAAATCTATTTACTAAACCATGATAAGTACCAAAACTTCCTGGTTGGTTACATATTGTCAAATAGTCGGAATAAGTCTGTGCGGTAATTACTTGGAAATACTCAACATCCATTGGGAATTTTGCGTACTGTGCATCATTATCAGCTTGTTGACTAGTATATGTTTTAGTCAATGCAGGACCATTACCGTTTGTATAATCGGCATATTGGACTGTAATATTACCAACATTTGAAGTACTACCTGGTTTATTATTAACCGTAGTACCTGTACTACTCGTAGTACCATAATCATTAATAGACGTAAACCCTGTCATATTAGGGTCAGTAGAGTTTGCAGGGTCTTGAAAAGTTATTAAATTACCAGGTAGAAAAGTTTCCGCCGCGCTAGGGTCTACCATAAGTACGATAACATTATCTTGGTGAGTAACACCAATATCGTTAGGATTAAATGAAACGTTAATTATATTAACGCCGCCGCCAGGATTATTATTAATGTCGTTTCTGAAAAACTTTGCTTTAGTATTAAATAAATTTAATCTTTCCGACTGAGTTAAACTTGTTGTAAACGCATAATCATTACCTTGATTACCCTGACCACCCGACACTGATATAAGTTTTGGTGCACGTGTTTGAGGTGTTAATGGGTTATTTGCTTGGTTAGCATTACCTAATGATGTCCCCGCAAATAAACTTTCATAAACAAGGTTATCCGTATTATATGGTGAGGCCGCGTTATAATTTGTTGCAAGTTCAAAGGGAGTTAAAACCGCATTAGCACCAGCTTCTTGAGCGGTTTGTGCAACAGTGGCCACCGCATCTGGATAATCCGCATTGTCAATTACGATTGCGTCTCCATCAGTACATTGACAGAATTCACAGTCGGGATATGATAAATTAGGGAGTCTTAAATTAGTAAATTTTTTATATAAATTTAACAGGAGGTTAACCGTTTCCTTAATATCGTTAACATCAGGACAATCCAAGTAAGGAATACTAACAAAAGGAATTCCGTTAAGCGCCCATATAATCGCATTAATAAGTGTACAGACAGTAATAACAACAAGATAGACAACTATCGCGATGATTGCTAATATAGGGCCAATAAGCATTAAAAAAAAAGCTAAAATGTGTACTATTAGTAATAACACATATAATATCGGTCTAAAAACAAACATCATTATCGTAAATAGGAGATAAATTAAATCAAATCTATATACCGCATCATTTGTTGGAAACTTATTATTGTCGCTAGAACATTTAACATCACTATCTAAAATATCTTTTATCGCAATAATTCTCCAGTTACCATACCCATTTCTATATTGAGTAATTAATTGTGATACAGTATAAACCTTATTGTATTGAAACTCGTAAAATTTGTCTTCACACCTAATCGCTTCATCAATCATCTGATTACCCATGGATGTCCCCGTTAATCCATAATCTGCCCAATCTAAACTGAACGCGTATGACCTTTGTGCCGCGTCTCGATTTAAGGCAGTTGCGGTATTATTAGTAAGTGGGTCTACGTTAATATTTCCAATTTTTTTCCACCCGTACTCTTTAATATTTGGAACTAAAAAATACCCCCTTTTAATAGGGTCAGCAGAAACTGATGGTGATTGGTTCCATTTAACTTTAAATCGATACCTACCTTTTGTTGGGATACCATTTTTTGGGTCGTCTGAAATAACTTGTTCACCAAACTCATTAGTGATAACATAATCCAAGTTCATCGGCAAATCCACAAGCCAAGTACCATTTTCATCAATAACTTGTCCCCCTGATTCCAAATCAATTGTTTCTAATATAGGTCGTCCGTTAGAATCTTGAGCAATTGTGTGTCTAATTGCTAATATCTCACCAGGCCCCGCAACTAAAGAACAAAGTGCCCCTGAGGTTAAGGTTGGTTTACAACTCTTCTTAACATACTGTTCTTCTATAGATGATACTAAAGAACCCATAAAAATCGCGGTAGGTGTAATGTTAATATTAAATTCTGCGGATAAATCAAAATCAGTTCTTGTAATACCTAAATTACAAATTTCAGGTTGACCCCATAATGGTTCAACTTCAAGGTTTCTAACGAAAGTAATGATTTGAGGTAATTCTCGTAAATTTGTAGATGATTTAAAGTTTGTTCCAGAAACTTGTGATTCTGTAGTAATCCCCATTCTAATTAAATCTTGTGGTGCTAAAGAGAACTCACCAATATCTGAAAGGTCAAGGTCAACAACAACCGTTTGAGCCCCTACAGGTACCCCAAATATCATATAATCCCCACTATCATTAGTTATCGCATTATACTTATAGTACTTGTCGTAAACTTCAATAAGAGTTGGGTTGATTAACACATCTTCTCTTGTAAAGAAGGTCCCCGTAGGATTATGGCCTGGATGTTGTTGTTTATAAGGTAATAGATTATATCTATACCCATCTTCATTTAAATCTGATAAAGTTTTGTAAGGATATAACTCTGAAATAACAGGGTCGTTTTCGTCCATACTGTCCAAAGGTATGAAAACAGATACTTTTGCGTTAGGAATACCAAAACCATTATTAATACTAACTCTACCAACAATAACTCCATAGTCGGAACACTGTCTTGTGTAAATTTGGCTTTGTAATATTTTTAGAGAAAGAATCTCTAAATATTCAAACTCTTGGTCAATTAAAATCTTAATTGAACTATCAACACCAGGTTTGGTTCTTATTCTATACGAGTTGGACATATTGGTCTTTTTTTGATAAATAGTTTATATACTATTTTCAAATGATAATTCATTTATTTTGAAAATAAATTATCAAGAAAAATTAACCGTTTTTAGATTTTTGACTCTGATGTTGATATCTTTGTTAGGATATCGGATTTGATAGGTCTGACTTGGTTCGGCAAAAATAGTATCGTCAACTAAACCAATCTGTTTCGTATTAGTATCAATATAAGATTGTGATGTTTGTGATGAAGAATATTGACCACCAACCTTGTTAAAAAATAACATATCAGAAACCGCAATAACCCCGTTTTCACTTTGGACTAATCTTCTAAGGTCGGACACATACACATTTTCCCCCATCTGTCTGTTACCAGGACTAAAGAACTCAGATACAATAGTAATTATTTGAGAAATAACCGCTCCTTGGTTTTGACTATTATCTAATACCACATCAATAGTAACACCTAAATCAACAACATTAGCACTTTGAATAGAAATGTAATCATTAATCATTCTATAGTTTGATAGGTAGTTAGCAACGTTATTTTTTAATGTGTTTGACACAATTTCAGTTAAATTACCAGATTCGTCATAAGATAACATCTGAATTTTAATTTTATTATTTTCTTCGGTAATCGCAACTTTAGCAGGTGCCCCAAATTGTGACGGCATTGTTCTAATTATAGAATCGTAGTCATTAACCGTTACGGCTCTATTTTGAGCGGCAAAGTTAAATGCCACTAAGTTTCTAACTTCTTCTGTTGTTGGGTAATTTGCCCCACCAATTGCAGCAACAACGTTAGTACAACGTAATGAATTAACAACACTTGTATTAACTGATTCTGACGGACCATTAACAAAGAATGAAACTGTACCTATTTGATTAATAATATTAACACCTAAATTAGTTCCTGTTCCACCACCAACTCGGTATTGTACAAATAAGGTGCTATTAGCTTTAAGAACACTACCTAAAGCAAAGTTATTTGAATATTTATTTAAATCTAATGTGAACCCATTTTTTGCAAACTCCCTTAATTGTTCATCCGCAGATTGACTACCACCACCATATGTCATTTTAAAAAATCCTTCAGGTGTGTACTCAGTAATAAATTTATCATTTGTTTGGACGTACTTACCCACTTTAATTCCCGGATTATCAGAAACTTTTGTTGGGTCTTCAATAAATACTCTGTCTTCAACTAACGCTTTAACTTCATACCATCTATTGTTGGAACCTAAAAATTCTTGGGTAGTAGGAATATTAGCGTATTGCGTACCATCTTTTAATAAAACACTTGTAACCCCTAATACATTTTTTTCAGGTAAAAATATTTCCAAAAATGGTTTAACATCAGACGATGTTATAACTCTTTTAAAAACTTTTGTAATACCATTAACAACAGTTTCTCTTTTAACAATTGTATAATTAATTAATTTATTATTAGAATCAAAATTAGGTATTTTTAATCTATTAGGATAACCTTCGGCATTTATTGCTGATGTAAAGTCAATATCGTAAATTGTTTCAAAAACTTGACCAGCACCATTAGCTTGAGAACCTCTTCTTAAGATACCACAGTATCTTAAATCTTCCTTGTCCCCAAATGCGGGTACCGTAATTGAAAAGTCAACTAATGAGACTGACGGTCTAAGTCCAGGAACTTTTAATCCGTAAGTTCTTGCAATATTAAAAATTGATGACCTTTGTTGTGCATATTGTAATACAGTTTCCTGAACACTTCTATCAATGTTAAATTGTAAGTTGTCAGTTACAGCTGCATTTAAGTCCAACAATACTGAAAAAACTGAGGCGTCGTTAAAGTTATCAATAGTGTCAGGATAATAAGTTCTTGTAAAATTTATTAACTCAGTTCTAATTGATTGGAAGTCTCTAGTTGTGTATGATATTTTCTTGTTAGCCATATATCATTAAATATTTATAATTACAAAATCTGAATTGTTAAAAGCATCATTAGTAATGATGTAATCAATTTTAACTCTTGCAGTATGTTCTAAAGTTCCAATATCAGAAACTCGGTAAACTCTTTCGTCGTTGTCGTTTATATAAGTGCCTTTATTTTCCTCCCCTTCGGAAGCCGCACTTATGTCAATCTTAGTAATTGTTATTCCTGGAATATACTCTTCAACAGAGGCTCTAATCTCCGCTTCAATTTCTGAAAAGGTAGGTCCATCTAAAGGTTCAAATATAAACTCATATAGTCTTGTACCAAAATCAGGTAAATAATATCGAGTACCTTTTCTAGTCAATAAAAGATGAATTAAATCAGTTCTGATTTCTTCATCATTTACCTCAGAAAGGTCTAAATACTTACCATCATAAGAATCTCTAAAAGGAAAATTAATCCCATATGTAGTTCCATTTGCCATATCAATAAATATAGTGTCGTGATTATTTCTTATAAATAGAGTAAAATAAAAAATCACGACAGTTTGCCGTGATTAATGTTGTAATTTTCTATTTTATATTAAGACCCACATCCAAAACATTCAAATTCTGAATCCTTTGGTTTAATTGTTGGGTCAAAAGGTATAACATCCAATTTTGGTATTTGTTTTTCAATCTTTGGTTTTTCAACTTTAGAGATGTCCATAGCTAAATGTTTTGCTCCTGTAGAAATCGCCTTAGTTCTAACATAATAACAAAGAGTTTTTAATCCTTGTCTCCATCCATGAAAATGTGCCGACGAAATTTTAGGTAATGTTGGTGCTGACATGTAGATATTCATTGATTGTGATTGGTCAATAAAAGGACCTCTATCCGCAGCCATATCAATCAAATCTCTTTGGGAAATTTCCCATATAGTTTTGTACTTAGGAAGTAGATGTTCAATACGTTTAACTTTTTTATTGTAATTTTTGTCTTCAGGGTCTAAATAATGGTTAAAGTTAATCCCTTGAACTGAACCTTCATTCATAATTATTTCATTTTTTAAATCCTCAGACCAAATACCAATTTTTTCAAAATCATTGATTAAATATTTATTTACAATCAAAATTTCTCCACCAACAACACGTCTATTAAACAAAGCTGAGTGAGCCGGTTCTGTCATTTCAAAAGACCCAGTGATTTTAGCTGAAGACGCAACAGGCATTTGTGCCGTAAATAAAGAGTTACATACCCCATATTTTTTAACGTCTTCTTTTAACGTGTCCCAATCCCAATAACCCGATAAACTTTCTTTTTTTAATCCCCACATATCAAATTGGAATTCTCCTTTAGACATTGGTGACCCCTCAAAGAATTTGTATGGTTGGTATTCTTCAGTTCTACATAATTCATTACTTTCGCTGATAGCCGCATAATAGATAGTTTCAAAAATATCTTTATTCAATGACTTTGCTTCTTCAGAAGTAAAAATATAATCCATTAGATAAAAGACATCTGCAAGACCTTGAGTTCCAATCGCAATTGCTCTTTGTTCAAGACCACCTTTACGTCCTTTTTCAGTAGAGTAGCTATTAATATCAACAACTTTATTTAAAGCTCTAACAACTTTTCTAACCTCACTGTATAATAATCTAAAGTCAAATTTACCGTCAATAATGAAGTTCTTTAAAACCATAGAAGACAAGGTACAAATTGCCGTAGTATTCTCATCAGTAAATTGATAAATCTCGTTACACAAATTAGATTGTTTAATTACACCAATATTTTGGTGATTTGTTTTCTTATTCGCATTATCTTTAGAACATAAATAAGGGACTCCAGTTTCAATTTGGGATTCAATAATTTTATTCCAAATATCTTGAGCCTTAACTTTTTTACCAAGACCTTTGTTGACAGCTAATTTATAATTTTCTTCGTACTCATTTCCATAACACTCTTGTAATGGTTTAATATTATTTGAGATAATGTCGTTAGGGCAGAATAAATACCAATCATCATTATTTTCAACCGCTCGCATGAAATTATCAGGAATCCAAAGTGCGGTAAATAAATCACGAGCTCTCATTTCTTCCGAACCTGTATTTTTCTTAATCTCTAATAAATCAATAATATCTTTATGCCAAGGTTCAATATAGATAGCGGCACTACCTGGTCTACGACCTTGTTGGTTAAAGAATCTAAGTGACTCATTAACTATTTTTAAATATTTTAAAAGTCCACCCGCAAATCCTCCTGAACTTGAAATTCTACTTTCTTTACTTCTAATATTTGACATTGAAAGTCCGATACCTGCCGCGTCAGAGGAGTACGTTGAAATGTCACTCAATGTCCCTAATAAACCTTTGCGGGAATCGGAATTATTGTAATGTAATACACATGACGCTAACTGAGGTGTCTTTGTCCCCGCATTAATCATGATAGGTGTTGCTGGTGAAATCAATTGATTTGATAATGAATTGTAATATTCAACTGCCTCTTCAAATGTTTTAGTCACCCATAAGGAAACTCTCATATACATGTGTTGTGGTCTTTCAATAACCTTACCACTAGATAACTTTAACAAATACATTTCTTGTAATGAGCGCCAAGCAAAATAATCAAAATTATAATCATTCTCATGATTAATTATTTTATCAATATTTTCTGAACCATATTTTTCAATAGTTTTCATTAATATCTCATTAACAATACCATTATTGTACAATTCTGTCATTGTTTCACTAAAACTATGATTAGTTTCTTTGTGATATGAAGATATTGCAACTGATGAAGCTAATCTTGAATAATCGTGATGACTACCAGTATATGCCGCAGCAATTTCGTACACTAACTTATCTAACTCTTTTGTTGTTATACTACCCTCGGTAGGTACCGAAGTAATAACTTTAATAAAAATTTCATCAGAATTAACATTTAACCCTTTAGCGGCTTTCTTAACTCTCTGATAAATTTTCTGAGGATTAAAGGACACCTCATCGCCCCCTCTTTTTTTAATTTTTAATGACATCATATATTTTTATTTAAAAATCATCCGTAAATGACAATGTTTCGTTCAATTTAGCTTTTTGGTATTCCATAGTCCTTGATTCAAAAAAATTACCTTTTGTTTCTACCGCAATTTGTTCCATAAATTTAAATGGTTGGTCCACATTAAATTCTTTTTTACATCCAAGTTTAAGTAATAAACCATCAGTAACAAATTCAAGATATTGTTTCATTAGGTTTGAATTCATCCCAATTAAAGATATTGGTAATGACTCAATAATGAATTCTTTCTCAATCTCTAATGCAGATAATAAAATTTCTCTAATTCTTTTCTCACTTGGTTTGTTTTCAATGTGATTATTTAATAAATGAATTGCAAAGTCACAGTGTAAGTTCTCATCTTTGAAAATCAAAGTGTTTGCATTACATAGTCCTTGTAAAATACCTCGAGACTTTAACCAAAAAATAGCACAGAACGAACCTGAAAAAAAGATACCTTCAACCGCCGCAAAAGCAATTAATCTTTCTTCAAATGTTGAGTTCTCTATCCAATTTAAAGCCCATTTTGCCTTTTTTTGTACCGCAGGTAATCTATCAATAGCGTGAAAGCATTCATCTTTTTCTTGTGGGTTTGACACATAGGTATCAATAAGTAATGAATACATTAAAGAGTGAATATTTTCTGCCATTAACTGAAATCCGTAAAAGAATTTTGCTTCAGGGTATTGGACTTCTTTTAAGAAGTTTTCTGCCAAATTTTCATTAACAATACCATCGGATGCCGCAAAGAATGATAAGACGTTTTTTACGAAAAATCTCTCATTATCTGATAAGTTTTCCCAATCTCTAATATCATTTGATAAATCAACCTCTTCCGCAGTCCAGAACGCCGCTTGATGTTGTTTGTAATATTCCCAAATATCATTGTGCTCGATTGGGAAAATAACGAATCTATTTGGATTCTCTATTAAAATTTTTTCCATGTTTTTTTTAGTTTTGTGTTTGTTGTTTTTCTTTTCTTTTGTCTAACAAGTCTTTAACTCGTTGACGGTTTCTCTCTTCTTGTTGTCCCTCTAGTCCTAAGAATGTAACCGAACTTTCGGTATCAATCTCTAACATTCCATTATCAAATTTACAATTTTCAAACACAACCCCATCATCACCAATACGAGATTTAGTAATTGCTATTGTTGCTAGTTTCATTTCTTTTTGTTGTAGGGATTTTGCCACGGTAATGATTACGTGTCCAACTTGTGCTTTTTTAATAGAACCACCCATTTGGTCGGTAGTTACTACATCAGACGAAATTGAACTTCGGTTACCTTGAGTTGCGGTCCATCCAACTAAATCCAACTCGTGACACATTGATTCAAATGCTCTCATAACCGAACCTTCAGATTTCCATTCATCACTTAAATTCCTATCAGGAACAACACAGTCAATATAATCTAATAATACCATATCAACTCTTACTCCATCGGCAATCATTTTTCTAATTTGATTTTTAATTTGTAACATAGTTACGGTATCAGATGGAAGTTTTTTTAAGATTAATTTATTGGTCATTGTATCTTTTACCTCTTGTACTTTAATCATAACTTCCTCTTTCTTTAAGGACAATTCATCAGGATGAACCTTTGTCCATAAAGTAATATGTTTTCTTTGAATAATCTTTGGGTTATCTTCAAAGAAGATTTGTAATACGTTATACCCCAAATTAAAAGCGTGATTTGCAACTTTTGTTAGTAGTGTTGATTTACCAACCCCAGTAGGTGCTAACACTACACCGATTTCTCCTTTAGCCAAACCTCCTTTTAAGAGTCTATCAATACCTGGGATACCCATTGGTATTGGATGACGATAATCCTCATTTAAAACCTCACTTAAATTGAAAAATACATCGGATTGTCCATCTTCTCTTTCCCCAACTTGTAAAGCGTTCCTCACTAATTGTTCTACTTTATCATAGTTTTCAAATTCACCTCCATCGATGATTTTTTGAGCTTTGTTCATTACTTTCTGTAATTCTTGTTGTTTACAGAATTTCATAGCCTTTTCCTGAACAAATTCCCCACCCTCAAGTGGAGCTTCTTTGATTTTATTAATAGTATCAATAACAATTTTTGACGCTAATTCCTGTTGTAATTCAGATTTGGTGATTTGTTCTAAAGTGTCAAATGCTGGTGCATGTTCATACTTTGTGTAATATTCTTTAACCATCTGAATAATTATTTTGAAGTATTTGTTTTCAAAGTAATTTGTTTCAATCACATCAAGAATAGACCTCGCAAAGTCTTTATCGATAATAATTTGGTTTAATAATTGTAGCTGAAAACTGCTACCTAGATATTCGAAATTTTTGTTTGACGCCATAGTTTTTTCATTGTTGTATTTGATAAATATTACCCTTTTAAAGGAAGTCCAAGGTACTCGAGTGTTAAATTTTCAGATGAAAAAATGTCAGTCAAAGACATAAGTAAATTTTTTAGGTGTGGGCGTACGTCTACGGTGTATCTTATCTTAGGTGGGTATATTTTTGCGTCGAACTGTCTCTGACAAATTGTCACATCACCCATCTTAATATACACATTAAAATATTCAGGACCATCAATATACGATGTGTCTAATATTGTAGGATTGTTAATAATTTCATAATGATTGTCAATCATGTATGATGCGGTTTTCATTTTTAGTTGATACTTAATATCATAACTAAAATTAGCCAACAGGTTATAAAACTCTAATGAGTTTTTACCGTCAGGGTTAAAGTTTCTAACATTAAAATATCTTTGTACAATGATATTATCATTTACCATCATTAAAAATTCTAATTTTGTTGATTCTTGTTCTTTCATATTTATTTTATTTGTTTGTAATTTTTTTTTTCTTTTCTTGTTAATTTCATGTATGGACGAACAAAGTCAACCCAAGCATTGTCTATTTTTGGTAAGAATTTAAAGAACCCGTCCTCCATCATCATCTTTAAAAGATTCCTATACCCTCTCCCATCAGGGTCTAAACTTTCTCGATAATATAATTCAACTAATTCTTTTGCTTCATCGGTGATTAATGGTTTTGATAAATCTATTATTTTTTCATTAATAATAAAAAATTCTTCACCGTATACACCTGTTTTAGTTTTACCTGATAATAAATTTTGTAAAGATTTATTACCTTTATCTTCTTTTAAAAGAGTTTCTGCCTTTATTAAAATATCGGTAATAGTTACCGTTTGGTCAAGCAATTCAGGAAATAATTTAACTAAAGTTTTTTCACCCAAATAATAAATTCCATCTATATTATCTGACTTATCACCCGATAATATTTTATATGTTTTAATATTCTGATGCGGAAATTCATGGAATTGAATCTTTATTTTATCCCCATTTTTATACACTTGTTTTGAGTTTGGGGAATAGACCGAAACCTTATCTGAGATAAGTTGTGTCAAATCTTTATCTCCCGAAAAAATAGTTTTAATTTCGTCTTCAGATATTTGGCAGTAGTACGCAATCAAATCGTCACCTTCGTTATTATCTACTTCAATTTGTCTTATATAACATTCCTCCAAATATTGTTTAACTCTCTCTTTTTGTTCTCCAAAAGATTGGTCTTTAAAATCTTCGGTTATAAGTAGTTTTTTTTTATACTGGGGGTAAATAAGTTTGCGGGTAGAAGAGTTATCATCCCCATCCCACATAACAACAACCTTATCAAAATTTTGTTCGTCAATAAACCGTCTAATTGTGTTGATAAAATGCCATAACCCTCCTATGTGTTTTCCGTTGTGGTAAAAATCTTTAACTCCGTGAAATCCTATTTTTAATAAATTGTTACCATCGACCAAAAGTGTTTTAGTCATTTGTTTTTTTTTGTATTTGTTACTATAATATTTTGTTACTCTTTTTCAAATTATCTTCCGCCCATAGTGGTTGAAGATTTTTATAATGACATAACTTATAAAGTTCGTCTTCTGTTTTTGCCGATGATAACGGAATGATGTGGTCAATGTGCCACTCACTCCTATTATCCCAAGTCATGCCATCGGTAAATTGGGTTTCTAAATGTTCTTTTAAGAATTGGGGGGTACATCCAATTATTTCGAAAGTTTTGTTTTTTTTGGTTGTGTTAAGAGTAATTAAGTATTTTCTTAATCTACATCTAACTTTATTTGTTAAATGGTAAACAGGGTCTTCTTTCCTTCTTTCTTTCGCTCTTTTATTTTTTCTATCTCTAATTTTTTGATAGTTTTTTATTTCCCACTCTTTTATTCTTTCTCGAATAGTTTCTTTATTTTTTTCCCTCCAAATTTTTCCAATAGTTATAATTTTTTTACTATTTTTTTTTAACCAAGTATGATTATTTTTTAATTTACATTCTTTACAATTATTTCTATAACCGGTTGGGGTGTCAGTTCGTTTATAAAATTCAGATAAAGATTTTTCCAAACCACATTCAATACAAATTTTAGTTTCCATTTTTAATATATTCTTTTAATAATTTATTAACTAGGGAAGATAAATTTATAGATTTATCTTTGAAGTATTGTGGTAGTTCGGGGTCAAGAGACACCGCCAATTTTACTTTCTTTTTTTCTTCTTCAACTTTTTTTCTTCCCATATTAATAAATATCATCAAATACTTAAAAGTATAATTATTTATATTTTTAAGTAATCTTCATCATCCGATATAACATTAGGAATAATATCGTCCTTAAATGTTATATTACCTTCACCACCAAGAATTTTATTCCAATATTCAGAATATTCTTTTTTATATTTATCAATTGCTGATTTATCATCTTTAATGTATCCTTGAGGGACTGTAATAATTTTACCGTCCTTAAATGATATTCCATTTACGTGATTTTTTAATACTGATATTTTAGTTCTAACCGCGTATGATATTGTTCTACCATTTTTAGTAGCGGTAATATGACTAATACCTGATTTCTTTTGATTTCCAAATAAAAACACAATACTTGACGCTAACCATAATGCCTCTCCGCCCTTAGCCTTGATTTCCGGTTGACCAAAAGGATTATCTGCTGGGAGGACCCATGGTTGATTGATTACCACTAATGTATTATAATAGAGATAATCATCTTTTTTTGATTTAGATATTCTAGAATGAATACCCATACCAATTTTATCCGCTAATACTCCGGCGGTGTGCATTTTGCCTCCTGCACCATTAAATGTCATTTTACAGGGAATTGACCCAATACTATCCATTAAGAAAAGAAGATTATATGATATATCACCATTTTCTTGAGCATCAATTATCTCATTAATAAATTCGGTAGCTTGTTCAACATAATCAAAACTATCGTTAAAAATAAATTGACCATCCCACTCCCCATTTTCATTCTGTTCCGCTTCTAAACCCAACTCAACTGCGTGTAGCCAATTCCATTTTTTTTCTGTTATAATAAACACCGGTAGATGTCCTTTTTTTTGAGCATCAACCGCGGCTAATATCATGGCCGTTGTTTTTGAAGAATTTGAATGTCCCAAGAACATATTAATACCCCCCATTACAGGTCCAGGTAATCCGCAGGCATCCATAAATGCTTCACCACAGTTATAGAAACTTTCAGGTTTGTATTTTGTTTTTGTAGAGAATTTACTCTTTATATCCTCTAACGAGAATGTTTTCTTTCTTATTGACATGTTAGGTTAAATTAATTTATTGTTTTGAACTATAAAAAATAGACACTCAGTAATACCAAGTGTCTATGTTAAAGTTTAATTAGAAAGGTAATTCGGTGTCACTATCATCATTTGCTTGTGGGTCAACGATTGGTTCAGTTTTACCACCAAAAGATGTTGTTGTCTCAAGATTGTTTTCGTATACAAAACCGCCTTTGTCAGAATCCCAACGTGGTGTTTCTCCACGAGCAATAGCTTCAAGGTATTCTTCAGGTTTTTTAGAATAAACATCTTCCCATGTTAACTCATCATTAATCCAAGAATCCGCGGTTTGTTTATTTTCGTGTACAGGAGCTGGGTCATCATACATAACAGTTTGAATAACTGTGTAAGTGGCACCTTTAGGTGTTTTTGCTTTGGTTAATTCAAGAATAATGTCACGACCGTTATCAGGGTCAGTAATATCACCTTTAGCTCTCCAAATAGGAATAATCTTATCTAAAATCCCCTCATTTTTGTAGTTGTGTTTGAATCTCCAAAACTTAACCCCATCAGACTCGTTATCACGGTCCATAACTTTAACAATGTAAAATTTACGAGATAAATATTGTTTTGCTAATTCTTTGTCAGACTCTTTTCCTGTTGAGCGTAGTTCTTCATAAACTTCATTCAATGGTGAACGCTCGTTGTCATTCTTACCCGGGTCATAAAATTTTTGAAATTTGCCGTCAACTTGAATTTCGTGATACCAAACTTCTTTAAATGGTGAAGAACCATCGGGTGTTGGTAAAATACGTAGTCTTCGTTGCCCTTGTTTTTCAGTATCTTTAAGGATAGCTGCAAAGTATTTTTTCATTCTTTCTTCTTGTGTGAATTTTGAGGTGTTAGAAGAACCACCTTGTTTTGCCTGCTCGTATTGAGCTAAAACTGCGTCTAATGAATTTGTCGCCATAGTTGTTAAAGTATTTAATGATTTATATTATCATAAGTATAAGTACAATCTGAGTATTTGTCAAATAAATTTTAAACTAAAAACGGTCCGAAGACCGTTTTATATTTTACTTGACTTGTTTGAAAGAATCGATTTGATTATCCAAATCTTCAAAATTTCTAAAAGTTTTTTTGATATCTACTGGTGAGTAATCCTCAACCTCATCTTGGGTTAAGATATACTCATTTTTCCCCGACTTTTCCATATCTTCTTCTTTATCTTCAAAGAAATCTGATAATTTTTGATTAAATGGGCCAGAATCTAAACTTCTAAGTTCTAATTTCTCTTGAGGTGTTTTTTCTCTATATTTCTCAACTTTCATTTCTAAGTCATTCAACTTATTCATGATATTATCCATTTCACCTAATTTACCTTCTAAGTCTGTAAGATGTTTGAATAAATTATCAAAATATTCTTCTTGTTTTTTTTCTACTTGTTTTTGGGAATTAACTAAGTCACTAATATCAAGTTCCTCAGTCTTACCTTTTTCTTCACCAACTTTTTCAACATCAGGGTCAGTTGCAACATCAACAGGAGTTGGTACTGCACCAGGTGCCGCAGGTGGTTCAATGCCAGGAGGTGGTGGTAATGCCCCCGCATCAGCAGGAGGTGGTGGTAACGCACTTGGGTCTGCAGGAGGTAAAATACCTTCTTCAGGTGGTGGAGGTAATGTTGCCTCTTGTTCAAAAATATAATCGTTAATTGATTTATATCTTGAGATTTCCTCAATAATTCTGTTGTCTACTCTTTTCATTTGATTACCCGTTTAAAAGTTGTTTCACTCCTGTTAGAGTTTCAACCTGAATTTTTTTATTTTTTGTCATTGTATTGTCAACTCTTTCAATTAAACCATCCTTCATTCTGATAGTATAACAATCTCCTGTGTCTAAATCGCAAACTTGTTTAGAACCATTACCCAAGTCTTTCTCAGTGCTTCTGGTGTTTTTACCTAAATAGTTGTCTAATATTAATTTTGTGTCCATAATAGTGTTTATATATAAATATCGTTTATTATTAGAAAATTACAAAGTGAAAGTTACAGGATAACTTTTGTAAAAATCGTTTCTTGACGTATCAAGTGACCCATCAGGTTTAACAGGTTTAGTAAATACCGTTATTTGGTATTTATAAGTTCCTGTATACTCACTTTTCGACACATTATTACAACCAGATTCTGTTAATAACCCTTGTAAATCAATTTCAAATTTTTGTTTATTTGTTGAAACATAATTAGTCCCAAATTGTTGTCCTGAACCACTACCCTCATGACACTCCGCAGTAATATTATAACCATACTCTATCTGAAATATATTTCTTAGTCCATCGACCGATGGGTCCACAATAACCTTTAAATTCTCAAATAATGGTGGTGTTGTTACTGCGTAAGTGTATGTATCAATTAATGGCGGTGTTACTGGTGGTGTTGACCCCACATTAAGTTGTCCCGTTTGAGTATTAAACTCATTAATCGCCGATTGTACTTTAGTTTCAATATTTCCTTTATCTATTGACGACATTTGGTCGTAAACATTAACAGGATTTAATTTTTTATCAGTAACAGATGTGTTAGCATTTAATATCCAAAATTTAGCAATTTCCGATGCACTGTCATTGGATAATAAACTCATTCTTTGTGACCATCTTTCAACTAAAAATTTGACTGATTGAGTTGAGTCTGAGAATGTGGCGTTAGGTACATTTTGGCTTGAACAATAAAAATATTTATCAACAAAATAAGTAGATGATTGACCCCAATCTTGGTCTATAGTTATACCCGCAAAGTTATTCTCATAAGTTGTTAAGGTATTATTATTATTTGACGATATATAAATTGAGGAAAAAATAACTTTTTGTAATTTAATATCATTCGTTAGACTAACAATAGTACCAATAACACTTTTATAATTTAATGTTGTTATTGACGGCCCTGTTAATGGTGTCCATTGAGCATATTTAGAGTTTGGTTGACAAGTTTCCTGAATAGTATCATTTGCTGTGGTGCTATCTTGTTGTGTTGCTTGGTTATTAACCTCAGTTGACTGACCAATTACATTAGTACTATTAACTTTTGTTTCCGCATTTTTTTTCTGAGTATCAAGTTTATTCTTTTCAATAATAGATTGTAATAAATTAGTTTTTAATGTTTGTAAATAATTATCAATTTTAGGTAATGATGCGGTTGGTTGTCTAATACCTTCAATAATTGTTTCAAAACTACCTGGTGATATACTATGATTAACACTTGTAATCATATAAGGCCCACTAAACATTGGGACGTATCTTAAATTGAAGTACATTGTTGGTTGTATCATAGCATTACCCATCATGGATACATTACAAGAATAACTTCTATTTTTGTATAGGTTATATAATGAGTTACTTTGTGTTGCACCTCCTCTATTACCACCTTGATTGGCCATTTGATTTAACACTTCAAGAGATTCTGCAGTGGCTTGACCAGCATCTTGGGAAACAGTAAACCCATAAAACATAGACTGATTTTGAGGTCCGATATCAACATTAAACCCTACAACTTTATTTGATTTATCCCAATCATTCTTATTAGTTAAATCTTCAACTAACGGATTATCACTAGCTCTTCTTAAATCAAACGCGTCATTTCTATATCTAAAATCAACATTGTTTTTTAAATCTAATTGTTCACTTGGTTTACCACCAAAGAAACAAACCATTTTAGCACTTGATTCTCTATAATCAACGTTCATGAAAGTTCCAAATAGTGTATTAGCAAACTCTAATGTTCCTTCAACCTTTGGTTTTGGGTTTTTAACCGCATCTTGTACATTATAGAAATTAACATATGACGGTAAATTCATTACAACAAAATTATTTTCAACTAATATTGATTGTACAAAACTAAGCATTGTCGCTTTAGGGTTTATATTAATTAATCTGTTTTTTAATTTAAAAACATCAACCAATATCTTATCACCAATATTTCTACTCGCTCTGTCTAATAATAAAACATCCTCAAATAATGTTTTAGTTTTAAAATCATTACCCGAAATCCATTTATCATTTATCGCCTTAAATGATTCCCATAATTCAACCTTTGTTTGCGGTCCCTCTAAAACAGAATCAATTGTCGTTTGTACTGTGTTATTAACATCGGGTAAAGCTTTTTGTAGTTTAATGATTAAATTATTAAATATTTTATTTTTAAAATCTAAAGACTTTTTCAAATACTCATCCATTAAACCAATGAATTTTTTTTTATTCATTGTAGACTCTTTTAATTTCTGAGTCGCATAAATTTTAATTATTGGCGAAAAATTAACTATATTATTAACCGTAAAAGAAATGTTTAAGTCAACAAAAAAGTCAGTAATGTACGAACCGTTATTTCCATAAACTAATTGCGGGATTTCTGAAAAACCAACATAAGTTTCTAATGTAGTCCACTCATTAGGGTATAAACTTTTTGATGAAGATAATGTAGTTGTTCCACCATTTACAGGAACTGCATTTGGTGTTAATAGTGTGTATTTGTCCAAAATATATGGGTCGGTAATATCATAGTTTGAGAACGTATAAAATAATTTTTTATCGTAGTTAGACGGATTTCCGTTTTTAAATACAACATCATTATTAATAAATCTAGTTAATAGATTAGTAATATTTGTAAGTTGCGCAGATTGAGCATTTCTTACATAATCTTCACCTGTTGACCCTGTTATTTTAGGTTGCTTCATCAACTCAATCATTAAAACTTGAAAGTTCTTAAACAATTTAGCGGTATTGGAATCATTTGCACCGACACCTTCCGAACTATAATCATATTTTGATTTTGAAAAATTTAAAAACTCAACTTCAAATAAATCTAAAACATCCTTTTCGAAAACAGAAAACATTTCACTAATATTTGAATATTGAGTAATTACACCATTTAATGAATAATTTTCTTGAAAACTTTTCCCTGAAAAAATTTCTTTTAGGTATTGGTCCGGATTAACCTTAACTATTTTACTATCATCAAAATATCCGTAATTGGGTGCTGTCCAAAAAGTTCTAACTGAACCATCATACATTGACTTATTACCCATAACTTCAAATTTTATTTCTCCTGTATTTGCATCAAAACATTCATTGTTTGTTTGATTAACTAATGAACCTTGGGATGGGAATATAAATGAAGATATATTATCTAAAGTATTTACAGATACTGTCCAAGGAAATATTCTTAAATCTCTATTCGGTATTGAAGTATCAAAACCTTCTGATTTGCTAATAATGGCCTTATCAACATAATTTAACGTAAACCCTGATTTAATCCCTTCTTGAATTGCGGTACTAGTGTACGCCGAGAAAATTTCAAATCCTTGGTAAAAGACATTAAAATCATTAATTAATTTAGGATAAAATCCTGTGTTAATTGTTGTAGATACTTCCCCACCAATTGTTACATTATTCTCTAAAACAATATCAACAATACCAATTTGAGAACTAGCACTAAATGTATACATTGTTGATGGTAAACTATTAACAGGGTCATAGTTATTAAGATAATCAAAATTAGCCCAAGAAACCCCTATAATATCAACGCCAGTTTCAACATACTTTTTATAACGGTGCCATATTGAACCGTATTTTAAAACCCAAGAATATGGTATTTTATGTACGCCACCAAATTTATTCAGTGTTGCAAAAATATAATTTAAATCATCAGACTCATTTTTTGTTTTATACTTTTCTCGTAGAGTAGACAATGGTAAACTATTTAAGAAAAGGTACGCGGCTTCAGTATATGGTGTCTCACTAAAATTTCTAAAATTACTTACACCTTGTTGAATCGCATTAATAAAATACGGTGTATTAAACATAGACACTGTTTGTTCACTAGTTACAAGACCATTATAATTATTGTACTTTAAATTACCCTCAGTAAATAATTGATTTTTATAATCGTTTTTTCTTGTCTCATAAAACGCTTTCATACCAACAGTTGTACTATACTCTGTGGGAGTCACTGTTATTTCTGAAATAAAGTTAGTAAATGGTTTTTTACCTGAATCATAAGACGCAATATTCGTAATAATTTTATTATCCGAAGTGTACGTTAATATTTGTGTTGTATCAAAAGCCGATTTTTCATCTAACACTGTGTTACTATTTGCCAAATATTTTTTAACCCAATTTTTATTTGTAAAAGGGTATGTATCGGCAAAATCATATTCGTTGGATGTTGTTGAGTCATTAATATATTCTGCAAATTGAGTTTCACTTGGTAATGAAACCATTGGTTGTGATAAACTATTCTTAAGGATTTGTTCATTAATAAATTCAAAACTAGAATTATTAACTAAGTTTTTAATATATTTTGTATTAAAAATACCTCTAATAAAATTTTGCCAACTTTCCCCCAAACCTTCATTTGAAATATGTCTAAGGACAGTCTCAAAATTTTCACCAGTATAGGCATATTCTTTAAGTTTTTGAATTATAAATGGATTATCATTTGATAAACTTTTAAGTATGTTAATATTCTCAGCATCAGCAATAATAGTTGTAACTTTATCCGAATCAGATATAAAGTCGTTACATCTACCAAGTCTTGAATAAAAGGTTGTTAATAAAACTCTCTCATATATTTCATAAAAAAACTTAACTTCTTCTTTATTACCATAAACGTCATTTTTAATTGGAAATTCAATAGCGTCCACCGAAATTCTTTGAGGTTCCGTTAACTCATTTGGAGATGCGGTACTATCTGACGGAGGTGAAGTTCTTTCCACATAACCTCGTATAAATTCTTCAACAAATTCAACTTCAGGCCATTCATCCGCTAAAAATCCTTTTGTCTGAGTAATCACTGAAGAATCACCAGGATAAACAATCTCAAACTTTTCGTGCCCGTCTGTCCCTGAGGTTTCTTTAATCATTTGTGGCCAAGGATATATAGGTTGTTCCTTGTTATTACCACTACTTAAATTGTCTTGTGACGCACCAGCGGTTTGACTATTAAAGATAGAGTTTTTTCTAATTGTAGAATCTCTCTTATCCCAAGCTTTCGTGTGAACATCGTCCATTAATCTTAAGAACGCCTCTCCATTGGCAAAAACAACGGCAAGAACATTTCTAATGTTAGGTACAAACCCAATACCATTATCCTTACTTTGTAACAATTCTGAAAGAGCCTTTGTAAGTTCTTCTTGTATTTGTTCTCTAAAAACTTTTAATTTTTTACCCATTTTATCAATATTATCAATAAATGTGTTTGTACCTTCAAAAATGTAATAATCTTTTATTAGTTCAATATCACCTTCCTCGTTTTGAATAATAGGTGAATTGAACGCTTTATTTTTAATCAATTCGGCTTGGTATGCCGCAAGTTGTGTGTCGGTTGGTGTGGTTTTTACGCCTTTAACTAATCGATAACTTTGAACTAAATCAATATCTTTTTCTGTAATCTCAGGTTTTGGGATAAAAGTGTCTGGTGATTTAATACCATTAGGTATTGTTATTTTAGTTGTTTTATTATTAATCTTATATGAACCATTTGCTCCTACAGTTTCATTACCATCTAATAACTCATTATATTTTTTTACATGGCCATCTAATTCTGCCTTTGCGGTAACTCTATTTTGTAAACTAACTTCAGGTTTAAAAGTGTAAACTTTATTACCATTGGTTAATACAAAAGCAGTGTTCTTATCCATATACTTTTCAAACCATGATGTACCATTAAAATAATAAACATTACCAGAATAATCATTAAGAGTTTTTTGATAAACATCTAAATTAGTTAATGGGTCCAAATTTTGTTTAGTAAAACTATCCAACACATTTTTAATAAAATTCTCAATTCTTTCTTGCATTTGAACCAAAGTGATTTCGGGAAAATCATCAGGTATCATACCTTTTGATTTATATTCACTATACATTTCTTTAACTTTTTGATACCCACCTTCAACAACACCATCCTCAACTTTAACAAATTTACTATCAGTACTTCCTTGTGTTGTTTGAACCTTAATTCTTGATTTATACATGTGAGGGGTCGCAGTCAATGCGGCCATAGTAATCTCACTTAAGATTGTATATTTGTAAGTATAAAACTTTAAATCAATTTTAAAATTTCCACTATATGTGTCATATCTTGAACTAAAAGATTGTAACATAAGTCCTAATTTAATTGCCTTACCATAATAACCTTTAATCGTTAAATGAAAAAGTGGGTAAGGTAAATTAAAGAACGCAGCATAAGGTGAATTATCTCCTGATTCAAATAATGCTTTACCTTTTACGTCTTCAAGTTGCACATTGATTGTTGGTAAAAAATCCAATCCTTGTCTAATATTAATTGATGTTATGCCAAGTAGTCCGTTATCGGTCGCCCCTGGTTTTCCACCAGAATTAATACTTTGTCTTAAGAAAAAATCCGCAGGTTTGTTAGGATTACTAATTGAATTTTTTTTAGGTTGATTAACCCCTTCACCCGTAACACTATTTTTACCTGTAATTTCGTCAGTATAACTATTATCTAAAAATGTCTTATCACCAGGTTTTAAGAAATTGATTGTTGCAATAGAAACTGTTTGAATTTGGTCGTTATTTGCAACACCAACGGCTAGTTTAGTTCTTGGTAAAACTTTACACTCCAAGTTAGCATAAAAAACTAAATCTTCTTGTTTAATAAATCGTTCTTTCGCGTTACCATTTATATCGATAACTTTGTTTGGGTCTACGATTGTTATGTTGTTATAGTCAAATTCGACTAAAATATTTTCTGTGTCACCTACCATAATAAAAGAAATGATTATCCAATTGATTTTTATAATCCTGTAAAGAAGCTACTAAAGGAAATGGAATTGTCAAGATAGAACCGTCACTAATGTTCCACTCTTGTCCTCCATAAATTGGATTTGCCTGCATTATTACCCAACCAAAGAATGGTGAACCATAATACTGTTGCGACATTTTATCTAATCTAGACTGTCCTGCCTTATAAATGTATCGTTTATCAGTACTTTTACTTGGCAACGTAATATAAGGAACAACGGTCTGTTGTCCATTTAAAATAAAATCATTATATCTATTATAATATTGTTTTGACGCCATAATTAATCAAATTTAATTTTACCAGTAAAGATTTTAGTATTAGCAGGTTCTAAGTTTACTGTCGTAAATAAATCACTTAATAATTTCTTTTGTACCACCTCCGTTGCTGGGTCAGGCACTGTTGTATAATCAAAAACCCTTGTTTTTCCTGCGGGATATAAAATATCATCAGGACTTTCAATATATGTTTTATATTCAGAACTTTTTCTAAAATCTGAAAATATTTTTTCTTCTTTTTTAATTTCTTTATTATATTCTTTAGCTAAATCATCAGTAATATCATCAAACTTCTTCGTTAACTTTTTATTTGATGAAATATTTGCGGTCAATATAAATGTTTTAAACTCCTGTAATTTATTTTTATCATTAAAGTTTCTACCAACCATCATGAAGAACTCTTTCTTATAAACATCGGTAAAGAAAGAATTATCCGCAGTTTTAAAATCCCCCGTATTTTCATATGAGTTTGTGATAATTTCTTTAGCATTTAACACATCTAAAAAATCATTAAGTACTTTGTATATTTTACCACAGTCAGTTGTAAACTCATCATAGGTATCCCCAATTAAAGGGTCCGATTGTTTAGTACTTTCACTAACTTTTGAAGTACCACTAATACTATATACTAATGGTGTTCCGTTTTCTAATTTTTTACCATCAGTCTTATCATTAACGACAATTAATTTTCTAATTACTTGTACATAGTTTTGTTCTTTAACTGTTAAATCAGTAACAATTTTTTGTGTACTATTAGGTAAAGTTAAATAAACCTGTTTTAAATAAGATGTCATATTAGTTTTTATGACACTAGTTTCATTAGGGGTTAAATCAGGATAGTTGTTAGTTAATTCAGTAATTATTGGATTAAATCCATTATCAATGTCAAGAACACATTTATCCAACAATTCTTGGAATAAATTAACTTTGTCATTACCCGATGTTTTTGAAATTAACGGTTTACCATAAATCTTAGTTGGGTAACTAACGGTTCCTAAGTTTAAAGGACCATCTTGATAATCTCTGTATTGATTAACTAATTGTAACACACCATAATTAGTTTGTAACACAATACTTTCCAATTGATTATATAAAGAATTAAAATATGAAGTTGTCTCAGACAACATCTTATCCATAATAACTCCATAACTAATTTCACCTGTTTCACCTCCAACAACTCTGTTGAAATTAACAATATCACCTATTGTATTACCGAAATCATTTTGAATTTGGTTATCAACATTGTCAACAGTTTCAACAGGTTGACTTTGTAATATGGATTCCATTAAAGTTTTATCTAATGCTGAGGTATCTTCAGTCCATACCGACCTCTCATCATAAATCTCAGTATTTGCATAATAGTTAAACGATAATGCGTTTTGTAATTGTTCTACAGGTTTAGCAAGACCCATACCCCCAATAAAATCAAAATTCATCGTAACATTGGCAATCATTGGTTGGATACCAATACCCTCAGGGTTCATATCAAATAACAATGGTTCATATGTGAATGAAACACTCTTAGGAATAATTTTTGTATTATAAAAGTCACCAATACGTAATATTAATACTGGTGGCGCTCCAAATGACGTATTAACAGCGTCATTATATTTTGGTTTACCATCAGGACCAATTGTTGGGATTGTTTCACCAGGTCTAACACATTGATTTAAGAAGGTTAAACGAGCATTCAATCCTTCAGGTGTCATAGAGTGAAACGCAGGATTAAAGTACTTAATTTTTTCTTTTATTGAGTCATATAACATCGGAACATTTTCCTCAATTACTTGGAAATAATCGCATTCAGAAAGTAACTGTCTTAATATTCGTTTACCAATACCTTCTTTAAGTTTTGTCTCAATGCTAACCGTTGGTTTTGGGGTAATAGGCTTAACTGTTATGTCAATAGTTTTAGGTTGTGTTGAGGTTTCTGTAGTGCTGGCCGGTGTATCTTTTTTACTTTCTCCTGGTGGAATAACAACGTTAGAAACTATCTTAACTCTTCTACAAGCCATGGCATCAACCGAATAAATTTGAGAATTTGATGTAACAACATTTGAACCATTTTTAATATCGGTGTTACAATTAACCGATACTCCAGAACCTAAGTTAGACTTTGGTATTACTACGTTCTCAAGTTCGCCTTTAGGGTCTTCATTTAAAATAAATTTTTTACTGTCAATAAACGGTGTAATATCACATCCAATTTCTTTACCTCTGATTTTAAGATATTGTAGAACAGAATTATTTCTTCTTTTAGAAAGATTTTTATTGTATGGTACTGAGGCTGGCGCTGATGCAGAACCGACAAGAGTTAAGTTAATTGTTGCATTTTTTTCTTTTAATAGATTAAACGCCTTTCTAACAAAACCTGTGTTAGCATCATCAATCGTATTGAAGTTATCAATGATTACCGTATCATAAAACTCCTTAACTTTTTTGTTATTGTCACAATATGTTGGGTTTGTTATACAATAACTTAAATTCGGTGCAAACACTGCATTGGCTTTATCTACATAATTACTAATGAACGATGGTGCCGTATAACTTCCATAGGTTACTTGATAAGGTACTGACGAAACTGTTTTATTTGTGTTTGGGTCAGGAATATCATTATAAAAATAAAAAGCTAACTCATTGAAGGTAGTCATAAACTCATCACCTGAATTGTCAGGTGTGTCCGCCTTATTAGTATTATTTGCGGGAGTTGCAACAGTGTTAGTTACCAACCCACCCGAATTATCTTTAGGAATAGATTGATTAATACCTTGTAACTCTTCTTTAGTTATTCTAGGGTTATTTAATATCTCTTGGTAGGTATACAAATCCTTAGTCGGTATCGTATTAAATTTAAGACCTAATTGATAGATATCATACTTCACACAACCCGCAAAGAACGAATCAATGATTGAATTTAACTTTTCTTTACTTTGACCCTTTAATTGTTTTTCAACAATAACATTCATAACAGAAGGGTGGTCAACAATAATTTTCCAAGAAAGTGTTCCTGTTCTACTTGTATCTTTATATGTATAAATTGGCTCAGGTCTACCTAAGAATGATTGTGAATTCCAATTTGCAGAACTTTGGTCTGTGAATTTTAAATCATAAGGTGGGAACCACATAACTCTACCCCCATTAGGTCCTTTCTCACATGTAGGTAATTCATCATATGTATATCCTGGTCTACTTGAAGTTCTCCAAGCTAAATTCTCAATGGAAAACATATATTTTTTAGCGACTAATTTCCCTTGGTTATTCATTTGAATATTTGTTGACCCAGGGTTTTTAAGTGGGGCTATGTTTAAGTTATATGTGTTATCAAATACAGAATTACTAAAACGTCTACCCGAAGTAGTAATACCATCAGTTTTTTGTAAATCGGCGTAAGTGTAATAAGGAGTATCCTTAGTGAATACACGACAATATTCAATTCCTTTTTCTGCCCCCGTAGTAAAATCAGTGTAAGATAATACTTGAGAACCTTTAGTTATTTCTTTATATCCATCATGGAATACCTTACTAACTTGATTAATTGCATTACCAACATGTTTTAAACGAGAAATACCCGTAACATTATCCGCAGACTCAATTAATCTTTGAGTTTGGTCTAAAATTGAAGTCTCTTTGAATGTTATATTAGTTGACTCATCTCTTGTATAGTAACTACTAACTTGGTTAAACTCAGGGTCTAAACTACCTGTACCTCCACCAGGTGTTGCATTAAAACCAGCATTACCTTTATATTTAGGTGAAGTCCAAACAAATTGTCCGTCAATACCACCACCATCACTTAATGGTTTTGCCGCAAGACCAAATTTTAACACTTCATTATTACCTTCATATAATATTGCAAGTTCTGAAGGTCCATAAACAGGCACAGGGTCCTGTTGTCCAAAGACATTAACAGGTATTTGATTTGCTGGTGATGTTATTGTTGATGGTTCTGCATTTCTACTACCAACATAATAACCACCAACTAAAGTTCCATTATTAGGATTAATTAAATTAACCACTAAATTAACCAAACCTTGAGCAACGCCTAATAATCCACCATATTGGTTTTTATAATCAGGTTGATATCTGTTATAATCAATATTACGAAATAAAACTGACCTTTGACCGTTACCCGTATTGGCTAAAAATAATTCAGATGCACTTCTAGATGTGTTTAGAATTGGACCTAAAAACCCTCCCGTTAGTTGATTGATAACATTTAAAGCGTTTGATGTTTGTTGTGATAAAAATCCTGGCTTTTGTTGTTGTGTGAAGTAATCACCAGGAATCATAGAAACAGGCCAATAAGCACTTGCTAGTCTAGTTGCCAAATCAAAAGCCGCAACAATAGGATTTTCAGGAACAGTAATTCTATAGTTTTTATAAATTAATGGTTCTTGTCCTGTGGCAATTAAGGCAGCCTCAAAAGGGTCACTTAAAGAATCTAAGTTAACTTGACCAACAGTATTTTGAAATATCTCAGCAGCAATTCTTTGTTGGAATAAGTAATTAAGTTGTTCCGCCCCAATTTTAGCAATATAAGAATCCTGAGATAATGAACCGTCAGTTCCATTTGGGTTATCTGAAAATAATATACTATATGGTGTATAAGAAGACGGTACAAATGTTGGTGGATTCCAATAAGGTTGATAAATTTTATTATTGTTTTGGATATCCGTAATAACTACCATATCATTAAACCCACCAGAAGGTCCATATATGTTTTCAATATATGCCGCGTCGATATAAAACTCATTAACTAAGTCTAATACTGTATCTGTTGGGCTGTACTCCCCTTGATTAGAGTTAACGGGTAATGGAGGTCCATTGTATGTGATAGTTGTATTAAAACCACCATTAGGTCCGTATTCATTTAATGGATATAATATCGCAGCAAATGGGTCATTAGCAATTAAACCATCGGGTGAATCAATAACATTACTTACTGTTTGTTGTATTTCATAGGCAATAGGTCCTGAGGGCGGTGTGTAAACACCAGGTACATCATATGGGTCCAAATTTGTGGCTAATAACGCATTTCTAAATGAAGAACTGTTAACAAACGATAATGTACTATCAGGCATTTTCTATAATTTTATTATAAATAGACATTATGTTTATTTTTAAACTCTCATACTTGCCATTTCCATCAATTGTGTTTGATTAGATGTTGGGGCGGTTAATCCATTATTATATCGACCTTTAGTAACCGCAGTAACCATGGCTTCTTTAACTCCTGAATTTTCAAAGGCTAACATAAGTTGAGAAGTATCAATATTTGAAGGCGCGGTTATGTTTAAATTAATATTAACAGGCCCTGAATCGGTCATTCTTTGTGTTGGGGGTTCGTTTCTATTATTAGAACCCATTAACGCAGATAAAACATCCTTACCTTTAGTGAACGACGCTAAGGTATCTTCAGGTAAAAATTCAACATTTTGACCAGGTAACTTTAACATATCTTTCGCAGTTGTTGTGGGTATTTTTTCGGAAGTCATAAAAGCATTACCTAATTTTTTACTACCATTTTGTAACATTTCAAGAAAAATGTTTTGTTCTTTTGCCAAATTTGATGCCGCTGCGGCCCCCTTATCTAATGCCTGAGACCAAGCTCCGTCTACAAATTTGGCACTAGTTGACATACTATCTTTAACCACATTAAAAGTATCACTTAAAGAACCTTCACCTTTAAATATCTTGTTAATTGAACCTAAAACTTCTTCTGCTCCTGAACCTAAACCACTTCTAATATTTCTACTACTTAATTTATCTCCAGATAAGGCTTCAGCACCCGCATCGTATAATAGTTTTGGAGCTTCTAAGGCTTGATTAGCAATTTTACTACCAGCTAATGCTCGTCCTGTTCTATTTGATATGGATTTTAAAGACGCATCCATAGATTCTGAAATTGTTAGTTGGTCTTTGGCTAAATCCTCCATAGTTTTTGGTTGAGCCATTTCTTTAAGAGCCTTCATTTGGTCAGGGTCTTTTTGTAGTTTTTCAATTGCTTCATTAATACCTAATTCTTCACCACCTAATTGGATTTTATACTCTCCTCCCGCACCCATTTCGGCCATACCCGCAATTAAACCTTTTTCTTCTTCAGTAAAACTTGACGGGAATTTAATTTTTTGCATTTTATCCGCAACCTCAGCACTTGCTAACGCCATTTTAGCTAATTCACCTTTACCCATACCCAAAGACGTTTCAACCTCCATTAATTGTCTTTTAGCTCCTGGCATAATTTCAAACTTACCGTCCTCACCCAATTGAACAAACTGTTCACTCATTTTAGAGATTTGGTTTTGAAGTTCAGCGGGGTCATTCTGAGCCATATCCATTAAACGTAAAGGGTCTAATAATTCAGAATTTGCAACACCTAATCTTTGCATAGATGCCGCTAATTCAATTGCCTTATCAGGACTAAATAATTCATCCGCCAATGAAAGAGTCTTATTCATATCAACTCTTAATAACGAAGCTTGGGCCGCCATCTTAGCCAAACCTGTAACACCACCCGCAAAATTATATTGATTTAATGCGGTCATGTTTGAAAGAACCTCTTTACTAACCGCCTGAGCGTTAACACCTGACTCTCTAGCAACATTAACAACTTTATTCATTTCACCCGCCACTTGGTATACCGACATACCCGCATCTTTAAAATTAGTGACAAGAGTTTTTGCGGATTCACCTGTAACTTCGGCAGTCGCATATAAATCTTTATAAGAACTTGATGTTAGTATTAAATTTCTGCCTAATGCTTCGGCAACGTCTTTTTGGATACTGACAATATTATCAAAACTACCCCCCATTCGTTCAACTTCAGAGGCGGCATCGGCCATAGCGGCCTTTAAATTAACAATGTTTTCACGACCTTGACCAAAAGATTTAACAATGGTTGTCGCTTTATCATCAATTTCTTGAATTTGTGTCGCAATATCACCAGCACGTAAATTAGTCGCCAAAGCGTCGGTAATTCTACCAACACTCTGTTCGAGGGCTCCTTGGACTTTACTTAAAAAGTCACCGCCAAGTTCGTTATCTTCAGGTCCTGCCATAGTTTAAATATTATATATGTATAAATACACCAAAAACAATTTTACTAACCGTTTTTAGGTGTATTGTCCTCAATAATTCTATCGATTAGGTACTTTCGCATATAAGTTGGCATAATGTGAAATTCAGTATAAGATAATCTTATAAATCTCGCCAAAAAATAATACTCCTCAATTAAAAATTGTTTGTGATTAGAAGAAAGGCCGAAAAAACTCCACCCCAAAGGTAATCTCGAAAGATACCAAGTCTCCTGAAGGGGCTTTTACTGATTTTACTAAATCTAATGAAGGTTGATTTTCTCTAATAAAATTACGGATATACTTAGAATCCATAATTGGCATTGAGTTAACGAAATTTGAAATTTGTTCCTTGGAATCATTCCCGTTAATTTCAATAATTTGTTTTGCTAGTCTCCAAGTAATGACTGGCGCCGTTCGTCCTACAGGATATTGGTCAGCCATTTTACTGATTTCAGTTGTTTCAGCAAAACTTAATGGTTTTAATTTAACCGAAACTCCTGATTTCGGTAATGTTGTTGTAAAAACACCATTTTCGTCAGGTTGGTGTTGTGTTTTTTTAATGTTTAACTCATCCAATACTACTGTATGTGAAAAAGGTTTACTTGTTTTGGGGTCAGTTACTGATATTTTATATTCAGGTCCAAATGAAGTGTTACGTAAGAAAATAAGAATAGCCTCAATATCACCGTCCAATAATTCTTCAGGTCTTAAATCGTGTTCATAAATTTTACTACGTAATAAAGTCATAATGATATTATCATTACTCATTTGTGTTGCCCCCATCAATGCGTTTTCGTCATTTGCGGTCAAGTAACCGACTTTAATTGATTTCTTTTTTGATTTATAAAATACACCACCTGAAGGTAGTTGTACTATATCGTGAGGTAAGTTAAAACTCTCCGTTCCTGCGTCAATGATACTTTGGTCCATATTGTTTGTCTTTTATAATAAAATATAGGACAATTCGGTTTTTTATAAAGATAATTCTTTTTTTAGTTCAGATATTATCCACTCAGGTCTTTCATTAATATCTTTTTCCCAATAACGAAGTAATATCATTCCGTGGTTTTGACACCAAGTATTTTTTCGTTTATCGTTTGTTTTATTTTTTTTCTGTATTTCATATATTGGAGTTGAATATTTGGTATTAGGATTACAGTGATAAAAATCCCCATCAACTTCTATTATTATTTTTTTTGAGGGGATATAAAAATCAAAAAAAGTTTTTATGTTTGAAATTAAATGATTGTGTATAAAATCGACATCTTCAATTAAACCAAATGAGGTTAAAATGTTTATAAACGTTGTCTCAAGTTTAGATGTTTTAACTTTAGAGTTGTCTCTCATCCATTTTAGTCTTGTTTTTGATTGTTGTTCTCTAAGTTTTGGGTTATTCTTATATCTTACTTTTTGAGATTCCGAATTTTTTATTTTAGATATCTCAGTTTTAGGAACTCCTTTTAATTTTTTAGAAATTTTTTTACCCCTTTCTTTATCATTACGTAATTTTTCTTTAATTCCCTCAATTTTTTCTAATGTTTCAGGTGTTTTATTTTCCCACCAACCAACATACTTACCTTCTTTCCAATTTTTCTTTTGAGTTTCAATTGCCTTTTGATGTGTGTTAGGATTTTTATGAAAATTATTTTTACCAGGAACTCTATTGTGGTGAGATTGTATAAATTTAGAATATCCTCTTCCTACCGACAAAAATTTTGTTGTTTTTCCACACCCACATTCACAAGTAGGTTTAACACCATTTAAAACATAATCAATATAAATTTGTTCTGAAGAAATATTATGTTTCTGAATAGAATGTGACCTTAAAGAGTTTAAACTTTCACATTCTTTTTGACATATTTTACAAAAAAAAATTCCCATATAAATAAATATATAGGAATTTCACAATAGTATCAATGAATCGATGTATTTTATTACAAACTAGTAAACTAATATACAACGGTCCATTCGCATTGTAGCTGTAATACTTGCTAAAGCGTCTGTATTATAAGCCAATGAGTCAAAGTTAACATCCGATAAGAATGTTCCCTCTAAAATCCATTTCTCAACAACAACACCAGTTGGGTCTAACATTTCTAAATCGACGTTCTTTTTATATCCCGCAGCATAACCCATACGACCTGTTACTGATTCAGCACATAGACGTACCCACTCCATAAGAGCTTGAGACGCAGACGGACCAATAGGGTCACGGAATTTAACGTTAAGAGTTCCCCAAGTAAAACGACCTGCAACATAGGTTGAAGTGTTTAAGAAGGGAATCTCAACAGGGTTTATAGTTATATGTGGTCTTGACGTAGATTCAACGAACCATTCGTTAATACCCAATGTTGTTGGGAACCGAAGAATGAACCTGTTTTGTCTTTTTGGTTCATACGGTATCGGCATTTTCATCAATAAATCAGCCATTTTCTTTCTTTTTTTGTTATTTTGTGTTTATTTTGTTTTCTATAAATATCCCCAAATAAATTTTTTATCTTTACTTTCAAGATTTAAAAAATTATTCTTAGCATATAAGTATCTAGTTTTATTTATTAATATTCTTTTTTAATTCCTCCTGCAGTAGAATAAGTCTTAATTATATTATCTGGCTCATTTTCAAAATGACTTTTAACTTTTTCCACATTTCTTAAATCATCATCTGAAAAACCAATTATAGGTAAAAAGTTATTAGTTATTTTATTCTTTAAATACGCTTTCTTCTTAATTTGTTCAGAAACTTCTTTAATATACTGAACAAATTCTTTTAAAGCTTTAATTTTTCCTTCTTCGGGATTTGTTGCCGAGCCTTCCCCATAACTCACAGGATAAAATCTACAAAGGTCTAAATATTCACGAATTATTTCACGTTTATTTAAATCACCCTCATCGGCAATGTGTCGAAATTTTTCTAAGTTCTTAACTAACTCATCTGAATTAATCCCGTTTTTATTTGAAACAATTAGGTTGTAAACCGCCTCTTTAATTACCGAAGGGGTGTGACCTCTAGCGGTAACGATAGAAAAAATAGACCCGTTATTTAACGCCTCCACAAAATCAGGCCAAGCAGGACCTTGTTTAGCTAACATTGAGTCAACAATAAATTGTTTATCTCCATCAACCCCAAAATATTTAAATGGTTCATCACTAAACCCTACAATAGTATGTCCTTCATATTCAAACGGTTCCTCACCTATGTCTGTTCTATATTCCGCAAAATCCTCAGTTGACATACCAAAATTATTACCGTCCTCATCTTTTAAGATAATCTTAGTTGGCATTATCAGTATGTTGTCATCCCAATCAAATGAATAGTATTTCATGTCAGGTGTTCCCTCTTCATCAATACCTTCTACTATTCTTTTTCTATTTATCATTTTCACTATTTGGCTAAACAAGCCGAGGTTTTATGTCGACTTGTTTGTTATTTTATTTTAGATGTTCTCAAAAGATGCACCTGTTGGAGTAATATAGAACGTAATGTCTATAAATTCTAACGACTTTGTAGGTTTAACGTAGATTTTACCCGTCATTTGATTTCTATCTAAGTCAGCAGCATCTGAAGAAACTGTTACACGGAAATCGTATAAACCTCTGTCTCTTCTGATTGCGTCTAATATAGGGTTAACCGCATCTAAGAAATCTTGTCTTACTTTTTGGTCGTTTTGTTCAAACAGTAATCTTACAGATACCGCAGAAATTAATTTACGAGCTTGAAGTAATAATCTTCTTACGTTAATTCTATCAAGAGCTGATTGTCTAACTTGTAGTGTTTTATTACCCCAAATTACAGTTCCAACATCAGAGAAGGTTGCAATTGGGTTAAGACGACCTTGATATAAAGTATCTCTATCCTCTTGTGTTAACTTCTTACGTGCTTTAATAGCATTTACAATACCTCTTGTGTAACCCGCCGCAGCAAACCAAGGGAATGCTATGTTATCTGTTAAAGCTAAGTTTCTTGTAACCTCAGCAGTTGCAGGTAGATAGATTTGTGTGTTGTTTACAGTATCTCTTGTTAATACCCATGGGTAGTAAGTTGCGGTATAGTTAGAGTCTATTCCTGCAGTGTCTAAATTATCAACAGCTTCTTGTGGATAAATTAAATCCTGCGTATTAGTTGTTGTTGGAACAAACATGTTGAAGTCAGGAGTTGTACAAACATAAAGTGAGTCAGCTCTATCATTTTCAATCATATCAACCGCACTTCCAACTAAGTCAGAATGATTTACATAATCGACACCAGGTGTAACAAATAAATTAATATTAACCGCTTCAGGATTAATAAAAGTTTTTTGTCCTAATAAGTAAGCGTAGTAATCGGTGTTAGCGTAACCTTGTGTATTATCTCCAACCGTAATTTGTTTAAATGCTCCCCAACCTGTCGCCGTAGGATATTTGATTGATGGACATGAACCTTTTAAATAACCATTTCTACCTAATACGAATCTATCACTGTTTGTTCTATGTTCTCTATAGATATCCCATCCGTCAAATCCTCCTTGTACTAAGAATGAGAACTTACGAGCAAAAATTCTGTAGTAAGGGTTAGCTTCTGTATCAGGGTCTTTAGTAAACGGTGCACTACCACAATAGAATGCTGGGGTTCCACTTGTTACAAATGCATTAGGTATAGTAATACCACTTGCATCAATATCCATATGGAATCCTCTACTTCTAAAGTTCCAATCTTCACCCGTAGAATCACCACAAATATCTAAAGGAAGTTGTTTACCTTTGTAATAGTAGTAATCAACGTCAATACCTATAGTATCAGAAATACCTAAATAAGTTCTACGTACATTATCTCCATTACTTCTTGTAATATCGTCAGCTCCTGAAGATAAACCAAATGGTGGATTATATATTACCTCACCTGGAAAATCATATTTTTGTTTAATAATTGGGAATGGAGGTCTAACACCCGCATATTCTCTAAAATTAAATCCTAAGAATCCACAAGGTAATGCGTCAATTGGTGCGTCTTCATTAAGTTCAATCATAACGTATTTAGAATTCAATTCATACTCACCGTCAATAGTACCAATTTTCTTCGCAATGAACGCATTATCATTAGGGTCCATATTACAGTTAGTGAATTTTTCAATAACAACTGGACTTGAGTCCGAATCAAAGAAATCTCTAACTAATACGTCAAATGTTCCATTGTTAAATGAAATGTTTGCTATTGAAATTTTAACCTCCGTATTAGCCGCCTCACCATCAGCAATTGTTGTAAATTTAAATAAGTTGTAAACTTTGTTACCTCTTAATTCCGATACTACCCACGGTGATGTTGGTGATTGATATTGTTCTAAATACCAAGCGATTGATGTAGGGTCAGAACCTTGTCTTGCGTTAGGTAAAGCTGTTAAGTTACAACTTAAACCTCTAATAAACCCTTTTCTCCATCCGTAGTTTAATAAAGCTTGAAATCTTTCTTCAACAAATAAAGGAACTACTGTTCTTGGTTTTGCAAAGTTAGATGAACCAAATACTTTTGGTAAATACTTAGGGTCAGAATTTTGGAATGATGTTTCAAAGAAATACGTGTTACCATCTTTATTTGTAATATTAATACCAAATGTCGCATATGGGTTTTTAGTTACACCTGAATATGCACCCAAACAATCCATAGTTACATCTGTTAATCCGCTAACCTCATAAACAGGTCCATCATCTGTTGAGTATGTTGCCAAACCTCTTGAACGAAGTGTTGCTATTACTAAATCATCATAGTCAGTAAACGCAGTTCCTGAAAACACATAAATTCTACCAATTAAAGTTCCTGTATAACAATTAACAGGTGCTGCAGTTGTTGTAGTTGTTGTTGATATTGGGGTTGGTGTAATACAAGGATTTGTTGTTGTTGTTGTTGTAGTTCCTGGTAATGTTGTTGTCGTTGTTATAACAGGTGGTGTTAAAGTCAAACCTGTGACAATAGACCAAAATGAATATCCACTATATGCCGCACTACCAAGATTATCAAATAAACTATAATACCAAGGGTCATTTTGTGGTGCCGCGTAATCAATAAGGTTAGCGTCAACATTATTAACACCATATACATTTGTTTCTGCAGTAAAGATAGGACTAAACGCTTCGTAAGTTTCTCCTGAAATTGGTCCGTAATAATAAATAGATGTGGTTTCTCCGGACGGTACGTTTAGAATATCAAAAATTTGGTTAGTCATGTTTGTACGAACAGTTGATAAACTTCCGTCAAACAATTCGTAAGGAATGTCTAATTTTTCAGCAATTTCTGCTGGAATTTGTGTTGGGTTAATAAATGATATTGAACCAAAACTGTTATTACAACCTGAGAAATCAATTGCAAAGTCAACTACTTTATAATCAACACATGTGTCAATACAGTTAACCGTAGTAGCGCTTTCACAATAGAAATCTACTGTTGCTGGGTCTACGTTTGCTTTAGTTGTTATTGTCCATGATGGACCCGCATCATACCCTGATAAACCTAATATTCTTGTAACAAACAATTGGTTAGATTGTTGTAAATAAGATTTAGCGATATAAGCCGCTTCATATTTTGGTATTTGAGTATTTATGAATTTTTCGGGAGAACTTCCCCCAAAGTAAGTTGAGAATTCGTCGAAGTTTGTAATAAAAATAGGTTCGAAGGCTGGACCTTTTAATGTCTCCCCTACAATACCTAGTGTAGTAACCCCTACACTCTGTGCTACGAAACTTAAATCGACTTCAGAAGTATACACTCCAGGTGATACAAATACTTTACTGTTTGTTGCCATTAGTCTTGTGTTTTCTTAATTAATTTATTTTATTGATAAATATTATAAAAAAAACCAAAACACTTTACTTTCCTATAAGTATTTATTATTAGGGAGAATAAATTCTGCCTTTTTTCTACCATGGATAACAACGAAAAAAAAATAAAGAATTTAAAAATATCGATTGAGGCTCATGATATCTTAAAGACCTATTGTGAAAAAAGAGGGATAAAGATGTATCGTTTCTTAGAAAGACTTATTGTTGAGAAATGTAAAGGAAAACCCGATATATACGGAGAGAATTAAACCAATAGATTATTGAGCTTAATTATACTGTCTTTTGTGTCATCATTTTTAACAATAATTAATTTAAGAGTGTCGTTAGTGTTTATTTGAATTTGTTCAATATCAGAGCCATAATAGTCGTTATTAATGTACACCTCAAACGATTCAACATTATCGGTTTCACCTAAATTTAGGTCAACAGTATAATCAAAAATTTGTGTAATAATATTATTTCCAACGATAAATAAAACATCTAAAGTTGTACTTGCGGGGTTTGAAAGTTTTTTTGGTTGTTTTCTTGTTGTCTGTGTTTCAAACTCAACAACTTGTAATACTCTTGAAATTGCTGGAGAAACTTCAAACTCATCTTCATCAATTAAAAAACCAAGTAATATAAATTCATAACTTTGTACATAATATTTTCTTTTTTCCAAATCAAATACCGATTCATCACTAATATTACCCATTACTATTGGAATATAATGTCCTTTAATCACAGTATAGGCTTGTTTTGACGCAAACATCTCAATTACATTTTTATTGAAACTGTTTAGTTCTCTCATTCTATTACATACTATCTTAACATTATATGTTATATCAACAGGTACAGGTTGTGGTATTTTATAAATGTCCGCTCCGTGTCTTTGTCCGTCCCAAGTAGGTACTTGTGCATAGAAATATTGTTTTCTATTAGGAATATTGTATAGTGTTGCGGGATTAGTTCCAAACTTAACTTCAGGAATACGAACAACTGTTATGAATGGGGGCTCGACATTTTTATCAATATTTTGAATGTTCCAAGTTTCCGTGAATTGAGACCAATTCTGAGTTGTAACTAAAATATCAACCATAGGTATTACCTTTCCGTCAACAACAGTTTTTAAATCTGTTTTAACAAAATTTAAAAACCCACCGTCCAAGTCGGCATGTAATATTGATTTAGGGAGATAGGTACCATCCCTATTAATCTTATCAACCAATTCCTGTCTTCTAGGTAAAAGAGTTTTTGACTGTGTCAAAGGAATGTTTTTTTTAATTTTAGGTAATGGCATTTTAATGTTTTTTTATTTTTTTTATTACGAATAATTTGTTTTTTAAATTAATCATATCAATTTCTTTTGTTTTGTATATTGGTTTTTTATTCGATTTATATACAAAACTATCATACTTGTAAGGGTTATACGTTATTACATTATCCGTTGGTTCTTTAGGAATATTTTTACATGGCGACTGACAATAATCAACTAAATCACCAATAACAAATGCGTGAACATTTTTTACCATTTCACGTCTAACTCGTTCTTTACCAACCTTTCTAACTCTAAACTCAACATCTTTTAATTTAACGTAATCGGCATGTAAAATAACTTTTGATTTATACGACACAGAAAAAGTATGTTTGTGTAAATTATAATAAACCATAACTCTTTCACCTTTAAACTTATCCTCAGAATTATCATGGTCCTGTGTTTCTGTAATTAGTATTTTCATCTTTTTTTTAGGGCTTCTTTGAATCCTCTTTTTAGTTTATCGTTATACACTTCTGACATAATCATTAAAAAATCAAGTTTTTTATATTCAATATTAGGGTTTCTACGTTTAAACATATCACTAACTCTTTGGGTTACCCAATTTTCATATACCCCAAAATTGTCAGGTCTATTACCTGGCCCACCACTTCTAATATCATTATTCAAATGATGGATAACGTAATCAACAAGGTCACTTATTTCGTATACTCTTCTTAATACCTCCACTTGAGATTCTGTTATTATTATTTTCATTATAAACCTCTAAATTCGTTATTAGTAACCGCTGACGCCATAATAGTTCTATAAAACGGTTTAAACCCTGCATACGTGTGTTTATTATCTGAGATGACTCTTCCGTCATTATTTACGGTATAATATCTAACTCTATCTTCTGTTTCATAGTAACCAATATAGTCACCATAACTAATATCAACACCTAACTCATCCAATTGTCTTTGGTAAACTGACACTTTAATATTACCCGGCTCAAATTGTTCTATTTTTGAATTACCTAAATATTTATTTTCAGGTGCCATAATTTGAACATACCCTTTAAACTCTATTGGTGGTAAAAATTTAATACCATCACTAACAGTTTCACCATAAACATCATCGGTTTTTGTTTTCAGTCTATCAATACGATAAAGAACTAATGTGAAGTTCATATCACCATATAACCATTCCTCCCCTATTGAAAGGTCTAAATTAAAATCTTCATCTCCAAAGAATTTCCCTATTCGAGTAATTGGTACTTTATTAGTTGACATATTGATAAATATTAAAAGATTACTTATTTTTAACTCAAACCAAATCTTTTGGAAAATAATATAGAAAATAACAAACCTCTATTAGAGAGAAGAGCATTAGAGTTACTTGAAACTTATTCAGGCGCAAATAACTATATCCTAAAATTAAAAACTCAAAAAGAATCTAATAAGAAATTTTATCCCACAAGAGCCCAATCTGATTATATTATTAATTATTACGATGTAACACCTAAAGTTGGAAAAAAATGGGTTGACCTTGACCCTTACTTTGCCAAAAAAATTGCTGACGAAAAATTATTAACTACAATACCTGAACAAGTTTGGGTTGAGAAGTTATTGGTTGAGAAAGAGAAAGCCTATCATGTTTGGGGAAAAGTGTTATCGGGGGAAACTATACACGAGTTTTGGTTACCTAAAGGAGCTTTAATTAAGACACACACAATTAAAAATGTTGAGGTGGATTATTCAAAGTACTCTCACAGACCTCCATTAGAACATCAAAAAATTGCCATTGAGAAACTTGCCGGGTCTAAAAGATTTATTCTCGCAGATGATATGGGTTTAGGTAAAACAACTTCCACCATTATTGCCGCTTTAGAAACAGGCGTTAAGAAAATATTAATTATTTGTCCCGCTTCTTTAAAAATAAATTGGCTAAGAGAGATTGAAAACTACACAGATAGGAGTGTTTATATTGCCGAAGGTAAAAACTTCTCCCAAGAACACGATTTTGTAATTGTTAATTACGATATTCTTAAAAATTTTTACGATTTAAAAGATAAAGAAAAATCTGAAATATATAAAAGTAATTTTGGTATAATCATTATTGATGAGGCCCATTATTTACAAAACGGTCAAGCACAAAGAACTAAATTAGTTAATAGTTTTGTTAAAAGTGTTGATAAACTTTGGTTGTTAACAGGAACACCAATGACATCAAGACCAATGAATTATTTTAACTTGTTATCACTCATTGAGAGTCCCGTAGCTCAGAATTGGATAGCATATGCTATTAGGTATTGTCAAGGTTACCAATTTAAAGCGGGAAATAGAAAAGTTTGGAATGTTACGGGGGCATCTAACTTAGAGGAATTAAGAGACCGAACCTCAAGACAAGTATTACGACGTTTAAAAACTGAGGTACTTGATTTACCTGACAAAATAATATCGCCAGTCTACCTAAGACTTAAATCTAAATTATATGAAGGTTTAATGGGAGAGTACTATGATTGGTATGAAAATAAAACAGACGAATCTTCATCGTTAACGGTACAATTTAGTAAGTTAATGAAAGTTAGACAAGTCATTGCTGAAGAAAAAATTAACGATACGATTGAATTAGTTCAGAATATAATTGACCAAGGAAAAAAGGTTATTATTTTTACTAATTTCACAAATACATTAAATAAAATTGCCGACCATTTTGGTAAACAGGCGGTTAGATTAGATGGGTCAACCTCTAAATCTATGAGACAACACGCAGTTGACCAATTTCAGGATAATGAAAAGATTACAGTTTTTGTTGGTAACTTAAAAGCCGCAGGTGTTGGGTTAACCTTAACCGCCGCTGAGGCCGTAATCATGAATGATTTATCTTTTGTTCCGTCAGACCACACACAAGCGGAAGATAGAGCGTACAGATACGGTCAAAAATCTAATGTATCGGTTTATTACCCAATATTTGAAAACACTATTGAGGGTGCGATTTATGACATTTTAATAAAAAAGAAAAATATATTTGAAACCGTTATGGGGGACAATTTAGATAAGGCCGACTTTATTGAAGAAGTGATGAATAGAATAAACAATCGCAGATAATTTGAAACTTCCGCTTATTTATAATAATAAAATAAGCCTTATGAAAAATATTGAAAAAAAAATTGACCTCATAACCGAAAAAATTAAAACGGTTGAAAAAAATGAGAATCAAAAACTTTTCTTAAACGAAATGAAAAGAATTGGAATCGAACGATTACCATACGCCTACTCAGCCCTGAAACAATTTATTGACTCAGAAACTATGAACTACCATTATAATAAACATTATAAAGGTTATGTTGATAAATTAAATTCTGCTCTTAGTAAAAAAAAATATGGTGATTTAGAGTTAGAAGAAATTATAAAATCAATAAGTAGATTTGATAAAAACATTAGAAATAACGCAGGTGGTGCTTTTAACCACGCGTTATTTTGGAAAATGTTAACCCCTGAAACTCAAAAACCTCACGGTGAAGTTTTAACTCAAATTAATAAAGATTTCAAAAGTTATAATTCATTTAGAATTAAATTTGAGGAAGTTGCAAAAGAACGATTTGGTTCTGGATGGGTTTGGTTAGTTTTAACAAAGACTAATAAATTAAAAATTGTGTCCACAGCAAATCAAGACAATCCTTTAATGAACGTTGTTGAAGATGGTGGTTATCCAATACTTGGATTAGATTTATGGGAACATGCTTACTATTTGAAATATAGAAACAAAAAAGATGACTATATTAAAAACTTTTGGAAATGTGTTAATTGGGAATTTGTAAACAAACTTTACCAATTAAAGGTTGAATCTAAATTAAATGAAAGTCTTATGTTAAAAACAGTTATCTCTGAAGGTAAATCTGAAAGATGTGGTAGAGATACTAACGAGGCAATTAGATTTATATTTAATATCAACCCAAAAGTTAAAGAAATTTTTAAAATGAGTGTTAATAAAATGATGAAAGAAGTCTTTCCTGAAAACTTTTATGAGAATAACGAATTTGCCCCTGGTGAGATGTCAGGAGTTTATAATTTAGAAGGTGATGGACGTTCAGTAATTAACAAATTAAACACAAATTATAGTTGTTTCTGTGTTCTACTAAACGATATTAACCAAGTACTTAAAAAACAAGATAAACCTGAAATTAAAATGATTGGCCTAACACCATCTGAACAAATTAGTGAAGTTAAAAAACTTGTTAAAGTACTAGATGATTATAAGTTCAGAATTTTTTCTCAAAATTCCTCAACATTTCAAAACTTAATGAAAATTTTAACTCAAACTAATAGTTGGGGGCAAAAAAGAGAGGATGAAACAGTTAAGATTCTTAAGAAAAAATTTGGTGATGATAACGTTATTTCTGTTGGTAAATTAGGAAGTAAAGAAGATATGATTGATGGTATTGACTGTGAAATCATAGTTGATGGTGTTAAATTAACAAGTCAGGTTAAACCGTTCACCTATCTAAAAAATGTTGATGGTGAAATTCATGTCTCAGGTTCCGCAAATGTTAAAAAATATTCAACTGATTGGTTAATATTTACAAAAAATAATAAAGAAGTGTTAGTTTTTAGTAATAAAAATACTAAGATAATTGGGGGTCAATATGTTTTCTCGGAATCTAATTTAATTTACCGACTAAATTGATATTTATATAGAAACGAAAAACATGGCAATAATACCAGAAAATGAAAGAAGCCCATTATATACTAAAGTAAGACATTTACTTGGGGCACCTCTACGTTCGGTTGAATTAGAGGACGAACAAATGGATACGTTATTGGAATTCGCAATTGACGACTATTCTCAATACGTACAAAATTGGTTAATTGAATCTCAGTGGTCAAATCTATGGGGATTAAACTTAGACACACAATCTTTATCAAGAGCTTTTGTTACAAAGACATTAGACTTTGAAACAAGATATACTTACGCCTATTCTAAAATTGTTGGGTTACAAGCTGGTGGTGATTGGGTCCTTAAAAAAGACTATATACAATTAGTACCTAATCAACAAATTTACGAAATACCCGCACATAGAGAGATTAACGAGTTATTATGGTTTACACCATCAGACTTAAATGGTGTATATTTTGACGCTTTTTCATTTGGAGGTTTAGGTGGTGGTGGAATTGGCGGACCTGGTGGTTTTTCACAAATGGGTAATACGGGGTCATATTTTATGATGCCAGCATTTGATATGTTATTAAGAATGCAAGAAATTAATATTCAAAGAAGGATTATATCAGGAGATTTAACCTATACAATAACCGCGTTACCTGAAGGTAAAAAAGCAATTCATTTAATGAATACACCTGGTGGTAAATTTGATTTTGGTAATAGAAATTTAAATAGGGGTAAAGTATGGTATTGGTATTATGATGTTGGTCCTGAAGATAGAGACAAATGTTTAAAAAATAATCCTGACATTATTAAAATGCCTTCAGATGTTCCTTTAGATAAGTTTTCTTGGCCCGAATTAAATAACCCCGCAAAACAATGGGTTAGAAGATATTTCATTGCAACTTGTAAAGAAACTTTAGGTAGAGTTAGAGGTAAATTTAGTGGTAACATTAAAACACCTGATAGTGAATTAACAATGGATTATACTAGTTTATTAACTGAAGGTAAAGACGAAAAACTTAAATTAGTAGAGGAATTAATTGGTGTTGAGGGTACTTTAGCCAGATTAAAACCTGATAAAGTAATGGAGCGTGAAGCTCTTTTGGCGGAGAATTTAAACAAATCACTTAAGTTTAGAGCAATGCCAAGACAAATATATGTAATCTAATATGACAATAAGAAAAAATTTTGGTAGAAAACAAATTGGGGATAAAATATTTGTTGGGGGTAGAGAAACTCAACCGCCCGTTAGTATGTCTCAAAACCCCGAACTTAGATTAGTTGTCAGAGAACCTAATTATAGTACTAATGGTGAAGAGTTTATATTAGTTAAAGATGTTGAACAATCAAAAATAACTTTAAACTCAGACACTACAGAATATATTGTTATTAAAACATTAACAAAAGTATTAATTGTTCCTAGTAAAAATAAAATTGACGAGTACTATGACGAAATTTTAATCGATAAAGGCGCTTGTGTTGAATTTCTTATGATGGACGATGTTTGGTACATTATATCCTCTGATGGATTAAAGTTAAGTTAATTTATAAACTTTTCCCACCCTTCAGACGCTAATTCATATATATAATCAGGGCTCATTCCTCTTTTATCCCAATATTTAACTTCACCATCAGATAAAGTTAACACTTCCTCTAAGGTATCTTGGTCACCCTCTTTAAATGGTACTCCATTAATTAATTCACATTGTCCCTTAGTAAAAAAACCACGGTCTTCAGGATTGTTTACAATTAATCCGTTTCTAACTTCTTCTTTGAATACTACTAATAGGGGGGCAATTCTTTTATTAAAGGTTGTTATGGCTCTTTGTATGTTATATTCGCCTTTCATGTTTGGATTATTCTCAATCTCAGTTGGTTCTAACATATAACAATTAAGTTGTATTATTGAGGTACTTTTATTCTCAGGTTCTTTACCATTTTCTTGGGAAAATAAATCTAATTCTTTTTTAGTATAGTTAGCTTTAGTAATTTTTTGAACATCACCATGAGAAGCTCTTAATCCGTTATTTACATAATAAATAACATCACCTAACTGAATGTTTAGATTATGTTTGATGGCTAACTCCATATGAGCCATTCTACTCATTAAGGAACCGGCTTTGGTTTTTTGAGTACAACGTTTTTTATAATCATCTAAAGATAATTTAACTTTAGCTCTTTGGGCAATTTTCATTAAAGGAATTTCTAAATTAAATATTTTCTGAACATACTCGTAGTACCACTCAACAAATTCTTGACCTTTACCCTCAAGTAATTGTTTAACCCCTTTATCTAAAAAGTCCTCAATGTATAGTGGTAATTTTTTAGATTTAATTGTATTACCAGTTAATTTAACTTTACCACTTGACTCCATAACAGCATAGTTCTTACGAGCCAAGTTAATACATGACGGCCAAGTACCATCAGTATCTAAAGCCATTTCACCTCTCATGAATAAATCGTTAAATTCTGCAACGTCCGAATCATCACCAGTGTATTCCTTACCTTCTTTAACTTTCCAGTTAAGACCTTTACCAATATAACGTCTATTTTCCCACCCCTCAGGTTTAGCAAAGTTGACACCGTCAGTATCCATTACAAGTGGAGTGTAACCTTTCTTAATAAAGAACTTAATCATCTGACGAAGATATTGTCTACCTGTACAGGTAATTTGTTCCCCCATATACATATCACCCCACGCAAATACTTGAGGTGCGGATAACGCTCCAAACATTGAGTTAATAAAAATCTTAATCGGTAATTGTTTACGGTCATAAGATAATGATTTCTTTTTATCCACATCATAAAATTCTGACGCCAAGTTTTTATACATAATACGAGCATTACGGAAATAAGATAACATTCCTTTCATCGCGCCTCTAACATCACATTCAGGGAATACGTCATGTACTAACTGAATTGATGGATATAGAGAAGAGTAGTCAAGTTTTAATACGTTTCTTGAATACCCTACTTTAAGTAGTCTTGATAAACCACCAACAAATTCTGTCTTTTCTTGTTTTTTTGGGATTGCTAATTTGTATTTATGAGACCAAGCTAACATTAACATTTTCCATAATGTTGCGGTACCCATTGTTGATACTCTTTCATATGTTGTAGGTACCATTGATGCTAATAGAAACGTTCCCTGATTAAACTCATCATCGACAGTTAACGTTTCCTCTAAGTCATCGTCAAGATAACGCTCAACTATATTATCACCTGTAACTTTAATGTAGGTACCAGGAAAACGAGTGTCTAAATTATTAAACTCAGGTTTATCCGCCCTCTTATATTTCCCATTAGTTACGTTTAACCAAAACTCTTCTTTATTGGCATACATAGAACCAATTTCTTCATGGGGGATGTATACACGGTCAGGCGCTTCAGCATTAATGTATTGAGTTATATATTTCAAACCCGCCGATTTAATACTTGAGTTAATCGCTTGAGCTCTACGGACAGAGTGAATGATGTCGATAATGTTATACCCCCATAACCCTGTTTGAACAAATCTCTCAACCTCGTTAGCAAGTTTTAACATACCATCCTTTTGAGAGATTGGTCTTGATGGGTTTAGTGATTTTGATATCTTTTTAATGTCTAAGTTTAGAGCTTTACATCTTTCGAATATCCAAAACCAGTCAAAGTTAAAAGAGTTATATCCACCAATAATTGATGGTTTTAATTCATCTATAATTCTAAAAAATTCTACAATACCTCTTCTTTCTTGGTCTTCGTCAGCACATTCAATAACTCTTTGGAATCCTTTATTAGTTTTGATTCCTATCATAAATATACGACCGTCTTTAGGTTCAAGAGAGGTCGTTTCTAAGTCGAATCCGAGTCTCGTGATGTCATTATATTCCTCGTACCCTTTGAATAACCTCTTCTCCCTTGAGATTAGATATTGTTCTACAGGAGGAAGAACTAAGATTAAATTTTTAGCTCGTTCTGACCATGGGTCTAACCCACCGTCCCTAAAAAATTGTATTAATGTTCGGTATCCTTTTAAAGATTTGACCATGAACTTAAGTCCTTGTTCTAATCTTTCATTACCTTCAGTTTCTAACTTATCTATAACAATACCATATTTAGTCATTGCGGCTTTCTGTTGGTCCTTAGAAGATGAATAAAAATTCAAACCTCTTAAGTCACCAACCCAAGCAAATGCCGTGAAAGTATCTTTTTTGATTATTTTACCTTGGTCAGGTATTTCTTTAATTTTATATATAGAATCTGTGACATAATCAAACTCTATGGCCACAATATGTTCTTCAGGGTCACTCCCCTCAAGAAACGACTTAATTTCTTCTTGACTTATCACTATAAATTATGTTAGTTGGTGTATTAGCTACCGAATAAGGTCGGCATTTACCTTCGTAAATAAATATAGGTTTTGTTTTGTTTTATATCAACTAAGTTTTTGAAAATATTTTGCAATTCTTTGACTTAATCTAACTCTTGGGTCGTCATGAGTTCTACCCAAAACATGATATGGAACTATAAACCCAAAACTTAAAAAAACTCTTCTTGAGTTAAACTCTTCGGTCCAATGTTTGTATAAAGACGCCTCAAAACAGTATAAGTCTTTTTGTTCTATTACAGGTGAAGAACCGTCTATAAAAATTTTGTAATCTTCTGATAACACACTTATGTTACACTTATAATTTATGTAACCATCAATTGATGCGTCATAGTGGGGTTGTACTCTACCACCTTTTTTCATATCAACCGCTTGAATAAAGATATTATCAAGGGGTAGGTTATTCTTTTCAGATATCCTTTTAAAAATATTTTTGATAATTTGGGGTGTCTCTTGATTTGAAACTTTAGAAACTGATTGAAACTTTGTAATGTAGTTTGTAAGTTCGGTATTTGAGATGTCTATAACACAAGATTTTCCCTTTAGTGTTTTTGAGATTTCACTTAAGTGGTGATTCGGGGTTCCGTCTTCAGGGTTTAACGAATCTACCCAATCAACAATTATTTTGACCTCATCATTACTGATAAAATTTTTTTTTAACTTAAAAGGGGTTAATTCCGTATTTTCCAATTTTTTTAAGGTTATGTTTTTCTAAAAATTCTCTTGGGTTAATTGCCTCAATTATTGTTAATTCCGCAGAATCAATCATCTGTTTGGCCTTTTCTTCTGTAACCGCCATAACACATAATTTATGGGTTGCAGGTAATTCTCCTGTTGGTGATAAATCTATTTTTAAGATATTATCATTTTTCATTTTTTCTCTTGCTTGTGAAACTTTAGATTCTTCACATAATATACAGATTCTCATAGTTTTATTTTTTTAGTAAATTAATAAGTTCTTCTCTTTCTTCTTTAGTGATTGATTTGTATTTTCTCATATCAACAATTACTTTTAATTGTTCAGGAAGAAAAACACCATCTAATGCGGTTTTAGCCGCCTCACATTCTCTATGAGTCATTTCAAACGCATCTTTAACGTTATCAACCCAAGTTTCGGTTTCAACCGATTTAAGGTATTTGTTATCTGTTGTTCTTTGTATTAACTTTATCATATTGTTATTTTTTTTATATAATGTATTTTTAAGGGTTACGATTCCTAA